GGAACACCTTCACCGAGATCGTCGAGCGCGAGGCGACGGAGGGGGGGAAGGGCGCCCCCGACCCGCCGAAGACCCGCGAGGTCTGGTACCACGCCGACTTCGCCATGGCCCTCTCGGAGGGGGAGATCGCCGGCGTCACCCAGGTCAAGGTGGACGATGAGGACTTCACCGACACCGAGGGCCTGAACTACACCGTCTACGATGGGGACGCGGCGCAGGGGCCGGATTCCCTGGTGGTGGGGGCCCTCGGGGCGAACGCCCCGGCATTCAGGAACACCGGCTACCTCCTCTTCACCGGCCGGCTGGGCCGAGCGAACCGAGTCCCGAACGTCACCGCGATCGTGGATGGGGTCGTCCTGACGGGCGAGACCTTCACGGACACCTTCAGCCGCTCGGACGCCGGAAGCCTCGGCGAGAACTGGCGGGAGCACGGAAGCCTCTCGGGGGTCTGGTCGGTGGCGTCGAACCAGGCCCGGACGGGAGGGGGGCTCGCGGCGCCGAACTGGGCCCGCATCGGTGTGGTGGCCTCCGCCTTCCTCCCGGCGAAGAACATGCGGGTCTCCGTCCGGCCGCGGGGCCCCTCCTCCGGCGGGGCGGGGTTCATGGGCGTAGAAGCGCGCGTCCAATCGCTCACGCAGGAGGCCTACGCCCTCTTCATGCAACCAGGCGGGAGCGGCGAGCCCGAGAAGCACCTCCTGCACCTGGTGCGCTTCACGGGCGCCAATTCCTACGTCTTCCTCGCGGGCAGCGTCGCCGCCGCGTTCAAGCCGGGGAACGTCCTGACCCTGGTGGTCTCGGAGTCGCTCATCTCCGCCGAGATCAACGGCATCCCGGTCATCCCGCCCAAGAGCGACGGGACGATCCAGGGGGTGGGCTTCGCCGGCATGATTTCCCAGACGGCCACGCGCTACGTGGACGACTTCATGGCCGGCATCGTGGGCAATCCGCGCTCTTACGCCGCCACCTTCGCCGACGACTTCAATCGGGCCAATGCCACCGACCTCGGGTCTCGCTGGCAGCACCAGTACGCTACCAGCAATGCCTGGGAGATTCAGGGGAGCGTGGCCTTCATCTCCCAAGGATTCTTTGCCCGCGAATGGCTGGTCCCCGGCGCCGTGAACTTCGACCCTAAGGTCTCCGCTTCCGTGCGGCTCGTCGACCTGGGGACCCAAGTGAACGCGTTCACCGCCTCCGGTACTGTCACCGGGCGCGGCGTGGAGGTGCGCGGGCAGAACAGCAGCCACGCCGCCTACATCGGGGTCTTCGATACGGTCAACAGCCCGGGAGTAGCGGCCCAGAGCCGGAGCATCCGCCTGCAGATCGGGATGGCCACCGCCTTGAACTCCATCACCGTGCTCAAGAGCGGGGGTCTCCCGGCGGGGAGCGTCGCTTCGGGGGACCGTTTCGGGCTCGAGGCGGACGGATCGACCCTGAGCCTGTTTATCAACTCCCTGAACGTGCTCCAGGTGACCGATACCACGATCCAGAGCGCGGGAACAGTCGGCCTGTACTTCGACGCAAAGGGTGCCCAGGCGGACCCGGGGCGCCTCGATGATTTCCAGGTGCACGTCTTCGGGAACCTCGGCCGGACCGGGGCCGAGACTTCCGTTTTCGCCACGGGAAACCCCGTGATCCAGGTCAAGGACCTCCTCACGAAGAAACGGTACGGGCTGGGGCTCCCGATCAGCCGCATCGAGCGGGCGAGCTTCGAGGAGTCCGCCGCCTTCTGCGATGAACTGATCGCTGCGCCAGACGGAACCCTGGAGAAGCGCTTCGTCCTCGACATCGTGCTGGACCAGGGACGGTCGGTGCTGGACCACCTCCGTGACATGCTCTCTACCTTCCGGGGATTCCTGGTCTGGGCCGGGGGCACGGTGAAGATCCGGATCGAGCGGACGGAGGAGGTGAGCCAATCCTTCAGCATGGGCAGCATCGTGGCCGACTCTTTCCAGTGGAGGCGGCAGAGCTACCGCGACCGCGCCAACGTAGTCCGGGTCGAATACATCAACGCAGCCGACGACCACCGGCGCGACTTTGTCGAGGCCTTCGATGACTGGGACATTGACGCCACGGGGGAGCGCCGGGAGCGGACCCTCCGGCTCCAGGGGATCAAGCGGCCCTCCCAGGCCCAGCGGATGGCCACGTTCTACCTGGACCAGAGCATCCACTGCTCCAACGCCTGCAGCTTCCGGGTGGGGATCGCCGCCCTCAAGTCTGAGGTCGGGGACGTCATCGAGGTCTCGCACGACGTTCCGGCGTGGGTGGCCAAGAAGTTCCGCATCCTCCAGATCGAGGAAGCCGAGGACGACGAGCTGACGTTGACCTGCCTCGAGTACAACGCCGCGATCTACCACGACCGGGCGAACGCGGTCCAGCCGTCGCTGGCCCAGCCGCTGAACGCGGCGGCCCTCCCGTACCACGTGGGCCGCTTCACCGCCTACAAGCGCCGCAACGAGGATGTGATGGAGCTGGCGTTCACCCGGCTCCAGAGCGCGGACAACTTCGCCGGCGCCCTCATGTACCGGCGGCGCGGCACCGGGGGGGACTTCGTCCAACTGGACGGGACCGCGCTCGCGCTCGCCCCCACCGCCTACCTGGACAGCCAGGTCCAGAGCGTCACGCACCCCACGACCGGGGCGCCCAGCGCGCCTCCGGGCAGCGGCTTCACCGACGCCTTCAGCCGGACGAACGCCGACAGTCTCGGGGGGGACTGGGTCGAAGTGGGCCAGGACATTTTCAGGGTCCAGAGCCACACCCTCCAGCGCGGCGACCCGACCAGCGGGGACGCCACCGCCATCAGCGCGGCCGCCCGGACGAACAGCAAAGTCCTCTCCGGCGACGTGGACGTCCAGGGAGTCATGTTCCACAGCGACGGCCTGGGGATCCGGCCGCGCGTCGGCCTGGCGCTCCGGTGGCAGGACGCGGGATCCTACGGGCAGTTCTACTCCCTGGAGTACCTGACCCGGAGCCTGAGCCATTCGATCCTCGAGGTGGGCATCTTCCGGGTGACCTCGGGGGAGGTCTCCACCCTGCTCTCCGCCGCCGGCATCGCCTCGGGGACCTACTTCAGCACGCCGGCGAGCGCGACGGAGTTCCGCTTCGAGGCCCGGAGCTATACACTCACGGCCCGCCTCAACAGCGTCCAACTTCTGTCCGCGGTGGACTCGTGGATCCAGGGCCAGGCCGAGGGCGGGGTCGCCCGCGTCGTCGTGGCGAAGGGGTACCCGGACGTTGTCCGGGCCGACAGCCCCATCGCCTACTGGCGCCTGGGTGAGACCGCGGGGAAGTTCGGCGACTGGGCCGGTCACGTGGCGGCCCGCGAGGGGACCCTGCAGGGGAGCGCCACTCGGGGCGCCGCCGGCCTCCTCGACGGCGACCGGGACGGGGCCGTCGACTTCCAGAACAGCGGCTGGATCACCACGAGCTTCCAGACCCGCGTCCCGAGCATGTTCTCCCTCGAAGCCTGGGTGGTACCCCAGGCGGTGAACAGCGGGGACGTCCAGGAGATCATCAGCAAGCGGAGCTACTTCGCCGCGGCCGTGAACGACTTCCCGGTTGGTTTCCAGCTGAACGCCTCCGGCACCCTCCTGACCATGCACGTCGATGCGGGCGGGGACTTCTCCGCGGATCTGAGTTTCATCAGTTCCGCGTTCGCCGTCGGGACGCGGCATCACCTGGTCGGCACCTACGACGCCGCGGAAATCTCGCTCTTCGTGGACGGCGTGTTCCACGGCAAGAGCTCCAGCAAGGCGGTCATCCCTTCCAGCAATGCCCAGTTCTGGACGCTGGCCCGGGCCGCCCAGGAGAGCGCCGGCGGCGCCGGGCGGAACCGATTCCTGGGGCGGATGGACGAGGCCGCCATCTACGACACCGCCCTCTCGTCGGCGCGCGTGATCGCACACTACCGCGCCGGCATCGGGAGCGGCGACCGGATCGCCACCCAGGGGGAGCGCTGGGACGACTTCTCGTGGAAGAGCGCCCCACCTCCCGAGGTGAATAGCCCGATCCTGGTCCGAGGGCTCCCGGACGGCTGGGCCGCCCGGCTCTTCAACCCGTCGAGCGTGGTCCTCGTCGGCAACGTGGCCTCCGCAGGGATGGCCGTCCTCTCCTTGGGGAACCCCGCTGTGCAACCGGCCTCGGGGTTCCTCCAGGTCTTCGCCGACCAGTCCTTCACCAGCCGGCCCGCCGATGGCCGCTTCCCGGCCTCGGGCTTCGCCGACTTCCGCGGCGGCGACCTCTACGATTACGACCGGGACCTTGCCTTCATCTCGGCGACGCAGACCTTCCTCCCGATCTACAACGCCAAGGGTGGGTTCGCCAACATCGGAAGCGTCCGGGTGCGCGCGGAGGAGATGGGCTACTCCACCTTCACCGACTCCCGGCTCGAGGGCGTGACCCGGGGGGCGGCCGGGACGCCGGCCACCAGCCACAGCAACCTGATGAGCCTCGGCGCCTTCGTGGTCACGACGGGGCCCGTCGGGAGCCAGAGCCTCCTCGACCTGACGGCGGCCGCCGCGAACCCGCTCTCCAACATGCCCTTCTTTGCGGACAACTCCACCTACGTCTACCTCGGCGGCCCGTCCCGCTTCTCTCGGATGGGAATGTTCCTCGAGCGGAATGCCTCCAGCGTCGTCTCGATGGCCTACGAATACTCGACCGGGGACGGCACCTGGGCGAGCCTGGTCCTCTCGGGGTTCATCGGACCCACCGACCTGACCTCCGGCCTGCTCCAGACCGGGCCGATCTTCGTGGAGCCCGCCGGGGATTGGAGCCCGACCAACCGCGTCTCCTCCGGTGGGTCCACGATCGGCGACGCCAGCTCGCGCTACTACCTCCGGATGCTGCGGACGAGTTCCCTGCTGGCGACCCCGCCGCGGGAGCTGGAGATCCTCCTGGACGGCGACCTGGTAGTGGCGGGCCGGAAGGAGAACGCCTACCTCTACGCGCCCGTGGTCCAGGACTCCATGCAGGCGCTCTTCTTCAAGGCGATCGCGGTCGGGGTTGTCGGGCAGATGGCGGAGGGTACCAAGGCGCCAACCACCCACGTCTGGAGCGCGTGAGGAGGGGAACCATGGGGAAGCGGAAAGCCAGCGCCAAGCCGGCTCCCCCGACGGGCCGGGTGCTGAAGGACCACCAACTCCGGGAGCACCCGAAGGAGCGAAGGTGGGCCGGTCGGGTGGCCGAGCGCCTCTTCCAGACCATCACCGGGCAGGTGGTCCTGGGAATCACGGCACTCACCGTCATCATCGGCGGCTGGATCAGCTTCGACGGGTACGTGGCCAAGGCGGGGGATCTGCGCCTGGTCGAGCTCCGGCTGGAGAAGAAGATCCTCAAGGACGACCGGACCCGGACGCAGCAGCAACTCTGGAACCTCGAGGACCGCTACGGGCCCAGGTGCGCCAAGGGGGAAAAGGCCATCCGGGACCAGTGCCGGGACCTGCTCGAGCAGCTCCTGCAGTACGACGAGCAGCTGAAGCAGGGCGAGCCGAAGAAGTAGCCGGGCGTCGCCAAGTGCGACGGGGAAGGGAATGCCCGAAAGGCAGGAATACGAACTCGGACAGCTCCAGGCGGACGTGGGCCACCTGAAAGAGGGACAGGCCAGGATCGAGAAGCGCCTGGAGAATATGTACGACGGGATCAAAACGGTGCTGGGCAGCCACGAGAGCCGAGTTTCTCTGCTCGAGGGCTGGCGCGCGTCCGTGAAGGGCGGGATGTGGCTGCTCGGAGTTCTCTGGGCGGTCCTGCTCGCCCTTTGGACCGTCTTCCAAAACATTTTTCATCCGGGCGCGAGGTAGGGGAGGGGACCATGGAAGCCCACGAACGGTACGACAGCCTGTTCCAGTTCTACGGCGAAGGAGCCGGGGTGGATTGGCGACTCCTGAAAGCCCAGGCCCAGGCCGAGTCGGGACGCAACCTGGATCCCGACGCCCGGAGCAAGGTCGGGGCGAAGGGGATCGCCCAGTTCATGGCGCGGACCTGGGAGGAGTGGCGGGACGGGACGCCGGGCGTCCAGGAATCCCCGCCGGCGGATCTTGTCCTCCTGGACCCCCGGGACCCCGAGGACGGGATCCGGGTCCAGGCCGCATACCTCGCGTGGATCCTCCGCCAGGTAGGCGGCCGCCTCGAGACCGCGCTCGCCGCCTACAACTGGGGCATCGGCAACGTCCGGAGGGCGCTGCCGAGCCTGGAGTACGACCCGGCGAAGGTGCCGGACGAGACCAGCGGATACGTCGCCCGGATCCTGGACTACCGGGCGGCGCTCGGCGGCTGATTACCGGATGGGAGGAGGCTCGCATGAAGCGCTACTACTGGATCGTGGTGCCGGTCGCCCTGGCCGCGATCGGCTGGCTCTGGATATGGCGGGGCCCGGCCGCGGGCATCGCCGGCGCCGGCCTCTGGTTCCTGGGGCTGGTGACATACAAACAGCGCCGCTACATCGAAGGCGGACTCGGCGCCGCCCGGACGTCCTTCGTGGAGAAGGCCCGGGCGTGGCTGCGGGGGTGAGCATGGACGCCGCGACGATCCGGGACTTCCTCGGCGCCTTCGGGATTTCGCTCACGGACGTGACCGTGAATCCACTGGTCATCGTGGCCATGCTGATCGGGACCTACTGGTTGCGCCGCGCCGCCGCCGCGATCCTGCTGCCCCGCCGGTGGCACCGGCTCGAGGCGCTGGGGGACGGGCTCCTCTGCTGGTTCGGCAACCTCGGCTGGGCCATCGTCGTGATCCGGGCCTTCGAGGCGCCGATGCCCTGGCGCCGGCTCCTGATCTACGCGCTGGTCCTCGACACCTTCGCCATCTGGCTCTACGAGCGGTTCGGCAAGGCCGTGCTCGAGCGGGTCTGGGGCCCGGTGCCGGCGCCCCCCGAGCCGCCGAAGGAGGCCGCCTGATGGACGCCGCGCTTTACGTCCTCGTCGGGGCCGCCCTGCTCCTGCTCGGCCTGGTCGCCTGGAAGCGGCCGGGCTGGCTGAAGTACGCCCTGGCCGGGTTCGGGATCCTGGCCGGAGCCGGCGCAGTGAGCGTGCTTCTGGCGCGCCAGCGCCGGCTGCGGCAGATCGGGCTCGCCGAGGACCAGGCGGGCGCGATCGCACGACTCACCCTGCGGGCGGAGCAGCTCAACCAGCCGGTCGCCGACGCGGCGGCCGCAGCGGAGCGCGACGCGAGGCTCCGGATGGTGCAGGCCGAACTCCAGGCCCAGCTCAACCAGGTCCGGGAGGAGGGAAGGGATGCGGACGCCGTCCTGGCGGAGATACGTCGCCACTGGCCTTCTTTCTAACATCCTGATCGGCTGCGTCTCGCACCTCCCCCCGTTGCCGCCCCTGCCCCGGGAGCCGCTCGACAGGCTGCGCCAGAGCGTCGCCACGATGCGGGAGGCGGCCAAGCCGATCGAGCTCCCGAAGGTAGAGGAGGGGATCCCGCCCGCCCAGCTGGAGTGCAAGCCGGCCCCGGGACAACCCGGGCTCTGGCTCTGCCGCGGGGACCCTCAGCGGATGGGGAAGGGCGAGGGGCTCTTCTTCGCCTTCGACGTCTCGGCCCAGGCCCTCGCCCAGCACCTCGCCGCCGAGCGGATCCTCCGCCAGCTGGTGCCCGTGCTCGAGGCGCAGGTCCAGGAGCGGGACGTGATGCTCGGCGCCACCATGAGCGTCCTGGACACGCTGGCGCTGATGGCGGAGGAGTACCGGACGATCGCCGTCGTCCGGGGGGATGAGATCGCGCGGCTCCAGCGCGACCGGATCATCGACCGCTTCACCCTCCTGGTGCCGGTCTTCGGGATCGGCGTCGGGATCATTTATTTTCTGGCCAAGTAGACGCCGCAAGGGCGCCCGCCCGGATTCCGGACACCCCGTCCGGGCGCCCCCATTTTTCCCTTGCCAGCGGTTGCACTGACGGTATAACCTGCCCGCCGATGCCCCGCCCACTCACGCCTCCGGGGGAACACTCACGCCGGCCATGCCTGGGCCGGCGCGCCGCCATGCCTTGCCCGGCGTTGTGACCCCTCGCCCCCGGGGGCCTTTCACGGAGGAGCCGATGGACGACAACAGCTTCCGGGTCTGGTACGACGGCCGCCGGCTGCACGTCGAGGAGCGGCTCCTCGGGCAGAACACGAGCGCCCAGGAGCTGGACCTCCTCGACGCCGGCAAGGCGACCCTCGCCCTGAACGGCTGGATCCAGGAACTGCGGCGCCGCGCCCAGGCGGACCGCCGCCCGCGCGGCGGCCGGCGCCAGGAACTCCGATGAGCTGGGCCACCTGCCCGCTCTGGAGGCCCTGCGCCCCGGTGGCACCGCCGGATCCCGCCGGCCTGGCCTGGCTGGCCCTGACCGTGTTCCTCTGCCTGGCCATCTTCCTGGCGCTCGGCTTTGGGCGGGCGCCGGACTGAGAAAGGAGGACCCGGTGGTCGAGCGCATCTTCTGTGACGCTTGCGAGAGGCCCGTCGGCGAGGGGGAGATCCCCGACTGGTTCGCCATCGCCATCATCCCCATGAGCGCGGACAGCAAGAAGGTTCTCGCCGACAGGGCCGAGGCCGACCTCTGCCCCCGCTGCTACGCCGGCCTCCGGGTTCAGGAGGCCCACCAGGTCGTCCTGCAGGTCACCAGGAAGGGGGCCGGGCATGCTGGCTGACGTCATCCCGAAGATCGCCGCCGAGCTCCAGGGCCCCCCCGCCGACTACTCGGAGCGTCCATCCTCGGCCGGCCCCGAGCGGTGCATCCGGGCCCTCACCTACCACGCCGCCGGGATCCCCCGGCAGCCCTTCCCCGGCCGGGCCATGCTCATCTTCGACGACTCCTCCTGGCACGAGGAGCTGACCAAGGACTGGATCCGCAAGACCGCCTTCACCCTGCATTCAGAGCAGATGGCCGTGAGCCTCCCCGCCGTCCTGCCCTGGAAGAAGGGGCATACCCGGTGGTGCTACATCTGCAAGAAGGCGCTGCCGGCCGAGGACCTCCACGGCCACCCCGACGGGATCCTCACGGATCTGGCGCGGGTCGACTTCATGCTGGAACACAAGGCGATCAACCACTTCGGGTACGATCGCATCTGGAAGGGGGGCTGGCCCCTCGACAACCTGACCCAGCTGGCCATCTACATGCGCGCCGTCCAGTTGCTCGCGCCGGAGCTCACCAAGGGGCTCCTCCTCCTCAAGAACAAGAACACGGCGCAGTACATGGAGCTGCTCTGCGACTACGAAGCGGGGGGCGACACTCTCACCGTGGAGGAGATCATCCGGAGCGACGGCGAGCGCAGCGCGCCAGGCTTCAAGATGCCCGGCGTCGTCCAGGCGGCGATCGCCAAGTTCGCCGAGATCGAACGGTACCGGGCCGCGGCGACCTTGCCGGCCCGCCCCTTCGAGCTCGGGACGGAGTACCCCTGCGGCTACTGCGGGTGGGCCGCGGCCTGCTGGGACGGCTACGAGAAGGAGTACACCGCCCTGGCCGAGGACGCGCAGCTGGACAAGGAGTGGGAGGACCGGGCCGCCCTGTACCTCGAGGTGAGCGGCCACGAGTCCCGGGACCGGAAGCACAAGGAAGAACTCCGGGACGGGATCGTGCGGGACATCGCGGCTGCTGGCCTCCGCGGCGGCCGCGCCGGCCCCTACGTGATCCGGCTGGACCTGCAGGACCACTGGTCGGTGGACCAGGAGCAGATACCCCCGGAGATCCTGGAGCGCACGCGCCGAAACAAGCCCAGCCTGACCCTCCGGATCACCAAGCCCACCCCAAAGCCCGAGAAGCGGGCGAAGAAGAAGGAGGCCGCCGATGGCGAAGCCGACCCTGGACCTGGACTTGCTGGTCCGGGGGACCCGAGCAGCTGAGGAGAGCGCCGACCGGCCGTTCTACGTGATCACGTTCGGCAGTATCACGGACCTCCGGACGCAGGATCGGGGGGCGGCGCAGACCATGATGATGGGCCTGGTCGGCTTCGACGAGGTCACGGTCACGCTGAAAACCTTCGCCTCCCTGGAGGAGCTCGACTACTACGAGCGGTTCGAGAAGAAGCCCTACGAGGACAAGAAGGCCTTCGAGAACGACTGGCGCCGCTGGATGGACTACGAGAAGCGGGAGGAGGCGCGGGAGATCCGGGAACGGACAGCCCGGGACATGGCCCTGCTGACCGCCGCGCCGCCGTCCGCCCCGGAGCCACCGGCCGATCGGACGAAGGGCGACGATGTGCCGTTCTGACATGGAGGAGGACGAGCTCGAGCTGATCGAGCGACGGGTCAAGCGGGCCGAAGATCGGCTGCTGGCCTTCCCGTGGAAGGACTTCCCGCCAGACCGAGTGAAGGACCTGGTCGCGGACCTGAGAGCCCTACTCGAGCAAACACGGAGGAGGACACCTTGATGCTCTACTGCCTCTGCGAGGCCCAGCCCGGGACCAAAGGCGCCGGCGCGCCCGACGCTCAGGTCTACGGCGCCGCGAACCGCTACTGCTCGGTCAAGGACCCGACGGGGCGCGATCTCCCCGCGGAGAAGTTCCCGCCGGTCGCGCTCCAGCGCCCCATGCGGGTGATCGCCGTGGGCGTCACGCAAGTCGTCTTCCACGGCCAGCCCGGGCCGCTCCTGAACCAGTGGGAAGGCGGCATGCGGCCGAGCGGCCACGAGCACTACCCTCGAGTGGACGTCCTCGAGTGCCCGACCTGCAAGGCCCGGATCGTGCGGGAGGGCTAGATGCCTGAGAAGGGCCACCGGACGTGCGCGGAGTGCAGCGGGGATTGCTACCTGGCCCTCTGCGACGTCTGCGGGGAGCGCGTGTGGTTCTGCTGGGGATGCCAGGTCGTAACCGATATGCCGCTCCACGGACGACACGCCCACCAATAAGGAGGAGGGATCATGATCGAGATCGCGGGCTGGATGGTCGGAGCCTTCGTGGCGGCTTTCTTCCTGGGCCGGTGGTTCGAGAGCTTCCGCCGGAGCCGGCGGCGGCAGCGCAAGGGCCGCCTGAGACAGGCGCAGTCGGAGCGGGAGCAGCCCGACCGGAAGAGCTAGATGGCCAAGAAGAAGCAACCGAGCCACGTGGACGCGGCGGACTTTGAGCAGCACCTGCTGAAGGCGATGCGCGAGGCCGGAGTCCATCCGGCGGTGATCTATGCCTATCAAAAGACCGAGCGCATCGTATCCAAAGAGAACTGGAAGTTCCTCTCGCCCAGCGAGCGCAAGGAGTGGAACGACGCCATCCGGGAGTGGTGCGAGGCTCAAGGGGTAGGATGTGACGAGATCGAGTTTTTAGAGGAGACCTCACCATGAGCGCGATCGCCAAGGCGGCGGCCTACCTGACGGAGCACGGCGTCTCCTCCATTAGCCCGGGCATGGGGATGTTCCTGGTGCGGGTGGCCGATGGAGTGAAGGCAGCGAGGGCTGCACTGCCTTCGCTCTCGCCTGCCGAAGCCCTCACCCTCGCGGGCCCCCTGGAGGAATACGAGAAGGCCCTCAACACAATCAGCATCATGGCTTGCCACCAGCAGGTTTCCGTGATCGGCGTACTCCAGGCGGCGCTGAGGAAGGAGGGGCTCGGCTGATGCCGCGGATCACCGAGATGTTCGCTTTCGTAGTGGAGGACACGGGCCCAGACGACGAGGGCATCGTTGCCCACTTCATCCGGATCGGCGCGACGACGGACGCCGGTTACTGGATGCCTTTGGTCGGCGCCGATCCGGCGCGGGTCGCCTCCCTGATGCCCCTGGCCCAGGAGGTCGCGGACCGCTTCCAGAAGCCCGTCCGGATCCTCCGCTTTACAACCCGGGGGGAGTTCGGGATCATAGCGCCGGCGCCCTTCGAGCGCACCGCATAAAGGAGACCCCATGCCCGTCCAGCCCCGCATCAAGGGCCTCTCGGAGATCCGCCGGCTGCCCCGCCTCGGGAAGATCCGGCTCGGGATCAAGATGGTGAAGCAGACCCCCACGGGCCCGGTCGAGTACCCGAAGGAGGTCGACTACTTCGTCTGCCCGCCCGAGGTCCAGGAGAAGTACGGGGAGAAGCCGAAGTCCCTGGACGTCATGTTCCCGCCCGCCGACGAGACCCGGTTCTTCACCCAGCAGTACAAGGCCTACGTGCAGCAGGGCCTCCGCTGCCGCGGGGACGGGGAGCGGGCCATGCGCCGGGCGGCCGACCTGGTGTGGATCCGGAAGAAGGACGGCAAGATCCTGGACGACGCCAACGCGCGGCTCCTCCAGGAGATCCCCAAGGAGGCCGACCACAACGCGCTCGTGGAGATCGGCTGCCGGGATCCGGAGAAGGGCCCCGGCTGTCCCTTGGTGGACGAGGGCGTCTGCCGGGCCCAGGGCGTCCTGTTCGTCATCCTGCCGAAGATCAGCATGGGCGGCGTCTACCAGATCACGACCGGGAGCTGGAACAACATCGTCGCCATGAATAGCATCGTGGACTGGCTGAAGGCCTCCACGCCCCCGTTCAACCGGGTGGTCCTGATCCCGTTCGTGCTCACCCGGGAGCCGGAGGAGATCGAGTACGAGGGCAAGAAAAGCGTCCACTGGCTGCTGAAGCCGCGGCTGCCCTACACGCTCGAGGACATGATCAAGCTCCAGGGGAGCGCCCAGGCCCTCTTCGCCCCGACCGAGCGCCTCGCCCTGCCGGCGGCGGTGGACGACGGGCCGGACGACACGCCGGGCGCCGTGCTGGTGGAGGAGGACTCGCCCGAGGCGGCCAAGGCCGCGGCCGCGACCGCCATCCCCCAGCCCGCAGTGCCGGCCCAGGCGCCCCAAGCACCAGCCCCACCGCAGCCGGCCCAGGCCCACTACCCGGCCACCAAGTGGGAGCTCGGCCTACTCGAGGAGCTCGGCAAGGCGGTCACGGGCGGCGGCGTCGACATGCTGTGGGACCGGCAGTACCCGACGATCGAGACCAAGCCGGAGCCCGTCCGGAAGCGGCTCGCTCAGGCCTTCAAGGACCGCCTGGACGCCATCGCGGCCCGGGCGAAGCCGCCGGCCCAGGGCGAGCCCCCGCCGGCCCAGGGGAGGATCCTCTGATGCTCCCCTGTCGCGGCTGCGGGTACCGGCGGGAGATCCCGGGAGACAGCCATCTCCGCTGCGCCTACCGCTGGGACCTGGACCCGGCCAAGATCGACGCCCTCCTCGCCGGCGGCCTGGAGGCTGCCCTGAATAACCGAAAGACCGGCCGATGGTTCCGGTGGCCGTTCAACTTCGATCCCCTGTGGGGCCCGGACGCCTGCCCGGCCCGCGCCGAGCAGGCGGACCCGGCGATGGCCCTGGAGGACAACCCCAGGACGCACCTGCTCTCGTTCCTGGCAAGGCGCCTCTGAGCCGGAGACGCCCAGGCTTGAGGAACCCGGCTACCTACCCCGTGGCAGAAGCCCCCAGCCCGCCCCGCCAGGGGGGCCACCCAGCCCCCCCCGGGGCGCCTCCCGCCGGCCACCCCCGTAAGTCCGCATAAACACCCCGACTAAACTGCTTGCCGATGGCGCTTTTTCCGTTGACAACGGCGTAACAGGCGTTATACTTGCAACTAGAGACACACAAGTAACACCGGAAGGGGGGATGCCACCAACAAGCGGATCCGGGGAAGACGGCGAAAGAGAGCCCCCGGGGAGCGCACATAAGAGAGGCCGAAGGGAGCCTGGCACCCGCGAATCCCTAACGCGCCCGGCCCTCCAGAGCCCGCGCCGCGAAGCCCGGTACCGCCCCGCCAGGGGAGAGGCCCGGGGGGGAACGGCCCGGGGGACGGGGGAGCCTACGAGGGCCCCGGCCGACAGGCCGGTAACGCAACACACAAGGTGAGCCGGGGGGGCGCGAGCCTCCCTTAAACCCCGCCGCTGGTGGCAAGGCCAGCCGAGAAGGAGGATCCGATGAGCCTCACATACGGAACGCTGATGCAGTTCCCGGGGCGGACAATCGCCCGGCTGAAGCTGCAGAACGCGGTCAAGCGGAGCTTCTAGGCGAGCCACGGGCCCCGACGGGGGGCCCGGTAAACCCCACGGGCCGTGGCAAGGCGGCCCACGGAGGAGGAACGATGGGCACGGTGGTCTACAAGACGGATGGATGGGTGGTCACCCTCGAGAAGCACCGGGCGACCTGGCACTTCTTCACGCGAAACCCCCAGGGCGGCGGGTTCGGCTCGAGCCACTGCGGGACCCTGCGCGTGGCCACCTCGATGGCGACAACCAACATTCCCAAGGGCGCCCAGTACGAGGTGGTGGTGAACGGGCGCTACCGCGGGGGCTTCACCCGCTAAAGGAGAACGGCATGCTCAAGAGCGAAGCCCGGCTGGCGATCGCCGGCTGGCACAAGGTGGTCAAGATCGTCGCCGACAGCGAGTTCAAGGTGGCCGGCCAGGACACGGTGCGCGGCGTCGTCGAGATCGAGTGGTACAACCCGGTCAACAAAACCTTCGACCGGATGTGGATCGGCCCACGCCGCTTCGAGGAACTCCTCCGGAGCGAGGCCGAAGCCCAGCGGCACGGAAAGCACGTACACCTGCTCGCACACCTGCCGATACCGGCATAAAGGAGGAGACCCATGGCCAAGATGCTACGCGACCTCAGAATCTACGAGGTGGCGCACCACCGGAACGGCGTCGGCGGCGCGCCCTTCTACGCGGTGCGGTTCGCGGATCCGGCGGAGTGCCCGGGCGTGATGCTCGGGATCGTCTTCCAGCAGGCCGGCCAAGTGGCGGTCCTGTCGGTGAACAAGCTGGCTGGCCTCGGCCAGGAAGCCACCGTTGCCTTCGGCGAAAACTCCTGGCGCGGGGACGTCTATGAGCCGGCCCTGCGGGCGGCGATCAAGGAGGCCGAGTCATGAGCACGAGAAGCATGGCCGTCGCGGCGGTCCACCTGACCTACGTGGACGAGGATCTCCGGCCGAAGTGCCCGGCGTGCAGCAGCTACCGGGTGAAAGCGATTCATTCCCGGCTGGGCGCCTGGAGCCCAGGCGACCAGCTGCACAATTGCCTAGCGTGCGATGCCCTGTTCGGGACCTTCGCCAGGTTCGACGATTCCTACCAGTACGTCGACGACAAGTGGTGCGGCTGCCAGATCCCGAAGGGCGCCCCGGACGTCAAGCAGCGGTACTTCGACTTCACGGGGCTTCGCACCCTGGTCGCGCAGCGGCTCCAGCCGAGCCTCGAGCAGCGTCGGCGCCACGGCTGGTACCACCCGGCCTGCGGCCGGCTGACCCAGGTCGGGTAGGGAGGGAACGATGAACGAGCGCAAGTTCGAACGGACCCTGCAGGAGGTCCTGGAGGCGGTCGCGGCATCGTCCAGCCAGGATCGGATCGCGGGCGAAGAACTGAGCGACGCCGGGATCAGCACCTTCGAGGACGCCGGGGTTCTGACCAACAACCGCGGCCTGGTGGTCCGGCTCCAGAACGGGGCCGAGTTCCAGGTGACCATCGTCCAGTCCCAGGAGGCTGACGGGGCGGATGAGCCCGAGGACGACTAAGGCGAGCCACCCCGGGGATCCCCGGGGCGTAAACCCCAAGCCCCGTGGCAAGGCGGGGCACAAGGAGGAGACCCATGGAGTTCAAGGTGCTGCAGGAACCCGCGCGGGCCACGGGGACCGGCTTCCTGGCCTACCTGGACATCGGCTACGCCGACCTCGTGGCCACGCTCGGCGAGCCCCTGAAGGGCGACGGCTACAAGGTCGACGCCGAGTGGATCCTCGAGTTCCCGGGGGGGACCGCGGAGTTCCCGGAACCGACGGTGGCGACCATCTACAACTACAAGACCGGGCGGAAGTACCTCGGGCCTACGGCCCCGGCGACCGAGGGGATCCGGGACTGGCACATCGGGGGCCGGGACCAGCGGGCGATGGATCGCGTCGCCGAATTGTTCCCCCAGGCGACGGTGAGCCTCGGCCGCATCTTCACCCCAAAGACGGGAGCCGCCTAGGCGGCGGAGGAGGAGGAGCGATGGACAGCAAGCTCGTCCTGCACCGCGGCGCGGTCCGGATGACCCGCGCCGAACTGGCCCAGCTGCCGGCCCCGGCGGTCCTGGGCCCGATCCACCGGCCGGTGCCTCACATTGAGCTGGTGGAGACCATCGCCCGGCGTGCCGAGACCGCCGGGCTCCGGCTGACCCGGGAGGAGTACGGCGTCCAGCACGGCGGCGCGCTCCTGTTCGGGACCATGGACTTCGAGAATGGCGGCGGCCTGACGCTGCCGGGGCACGGGGTCGCCATGGGGCTCCGGGCGTCGAACGCCCAGCAGTTCGCCATCACCGTGGTGGCGGGCCAGCGGGTGTTCGTGTGCGACAACCTGGTCCTGAGCGGCGACCTGATCGCCCTCCGCCGGAAGCACACCTCGGGCCTGAACCTGCGGGCGGAGATCGACGGCGGGCTCGAGCGGTACCTGATCCATGTCAAGGCCCTGGTCGACGGCATCGGCCTGCTCCAGGAGCAGGAGCTGGCCACCCTCGAGGCGAAGGAGCTCGCGTATGACGCCTTTGCCGAGGGGATCGTGCCGGTCCGGCTCTTCGACGACGTCCACCGGAACTACTTCAGCCCCACGCCGGAGATGGTGGACTGCCAGCCCCGGACCAAGTACGCCCTGCATAACGCGTTCACCCGGGCGATCAAGGCCTTGGCGCCGGCGCCGGCCTTCGAGGCGACCACGGAGCTCGGGCGCCTGTTCGGGCTGCGGGCGAGCGCCAACTAGAGCCGAAACCCCGGCGGGGGGCCCGCGCCCCCGCCCGGTCGTCCCGGGGCGCCCTCCCGGGGCCTGATGACGGCAGGGCGAAAACAAAGGAGGTGACCGATGGCCCAGAAGTGTGCCCCAGATGGGATCCTCCTCCGGATCGCGCCGTGCGGGGGGCCCCTGTACGAGGCCAAGGGACAGTACCGATGCGAGACCCACGCCAAGATCCTGATGCGGCTGTACCCCCGTGGACCGGCCTACAAAAGGGAGGGAGCATGAAAGCGACTATCGTCACGATCGGCCCGGGCTACCAGTTCCACGCTGAGTGCGACATCTGCACCGGCCGCGAAGGCCGGCGGTACGACGCCGAGTTCCGGTTTGACTGCGGCGGCCTCCTGAAGGGAGTCGCCTGCTCACCGTGCTGGAAGAAGTACGCGCCCGGCCAGGTGGTGGACCTTCAGGGCGTGACCGAGCACGCCCACCTGAACGACGACAAGCGCGTGTGGCCGAGCATCAACCAGGCCCAGAAGGTCTTCGAGGGCCGTTGCTACGCGGACGGCGCGGATGTCCATGGCGAGGTCGGCGGGACCGAGTACGAGGCGGTCTGGCCCGAACACCGGGCCAGGATTTACCGCCACTACGGCGACGAGCCCTGCCCCTGGAAGCCGGTCCCGATCCCGGAGCCGGTGACCGGACAGCTGCTCGCCGTGGCCGGTGGCGCCCTCGGGTACCTGGAATCCCTGCCGACCGACTACCGGCCTGACGCGGCCTGGCTGAAGCCGCTGCGCGAAGCGGTCGCCCGCGGGGAGAGGCGGTGACCCCATGGCCAAGACCATCCAGTGCTGCGGCCAGGACCTCGACTGTAACGAGTTCACCAACACCTGCCCCACCTGCGGGGCCGACTACAACTGGAACGGCACCCGGCTCGCCCCGCGCGAACAGTGGGGCGCGGAGACCGGGGAGACGGCGGAGGAGATCCTCAGCTACAACGCCATGACGGTGGAGGAGCTCCTGGACGAGGAGGGCCGATGAGGCGCTACACGATCAGCTGCCGCTTCCACGAGGCCAGGGTCAAGGCCTCCTTCCAGCGGGCGACCGCGGAGGGGCGGACCCTGAGCGTGGCCGTCTCCCGGGCCCTCCGGGAGATCCTGGCCCGGCCCGGCGTCAAGGGGCGCCGGCACCGGGTCGTCCAGATCACCGTGGCCTACCTCGGCAACAGCCGGGGCGGGGCCGAGGAGGAGAGCTGATGCACCGGAGCCTGCCCACCTACCTCTCGGGCGACCCCGAGGGGATCCTGACGTTCGACGTCCCCGTGTTCGTGCGCGAGGCCGGCCTGCGGGACACGATGGCTCGCCGGCTTGACGTGGCCGAGATCGCGGAGCGGGTCGTCCGCGGCATGTACCCGCGCGCCCGGGTGGTCCTGCGCCTGGGCCTGGTGGACCGGGCACGCCTCTGGCTGCGCCGGTTCCTGGCGCCCCCGAACGGCGGCGCCGGGCCACTTGAGCTGCCACGGTAACCGTGGTAGCATGTGAGAGGAGCGTAACGTGCGAACCTTCAGCGGCTACTACGACCAGCGGGAGGCCCGCCCCCTGGTCCTGTTCGACGGGCAAGTGCTGGCGCTGCCCCCGCTGCAGCCCGACGAGGCCCGGCACTCGCCGACCGGGTTCAATTGGGGCTACCACGGCTCCGGGCCCGCCGAGCTGGCCCGCGCGATCCTGATCGCGGTCCTGCCGGGCGAGCCGGCCGCCCGCCACCCCGGCTGCTACCAGCGCTTCAAGGCGGAGATCGTCGCCGAGATGGACCGGGAGTGGTTGATGTCCGACGGCGCGGTCCTGGCCTGGTTCGGCCAGTGGCGGACCACCCACGCCGGCCGCGAGATCCTGGAGAACCTGGCCCACCTGGCGGCCCTCGAGGAAGGGGAGAGGGGAGGGAGCGAGTGATGCCGAACAACCTGCATCTGCACGACGTCCCCCAGGAGTTCTACGACGAGCTCCGCAAGGCGGCGGCCCTGACCACGATCAAGGGCTACGTCATCCGGGCCGTCGAGGAACAGATCAGGCGGGACAAGCAGGCTGCCCGGCAGGGGCGGCGGCCCGGCCGGAAGCACCAGGCGGCCTAACAGGGGGGCGACCGGGGCGACCCGGCGCCCCCCTTTTTTTGCTTGCGCGGGTTGCACTGGTGGTATAACGTCCAGCCCGATGACCAAGACGAGGCGGGTCTTCGGCGCCACTCACCGGCATCCCCTCCAACTCTGGATCGACCGCGAGCCGGGCTTCCAGTACCGGCGCGACAGCCAGCGGGTCTTCGGCGTCACCTACGCCTTCCTCTTCCGGGTCTTCCGTGGCCTGGCCCACCCCAGCCCCGAGCGCGCCCGCGCTTGGGAGCGCGTCACGGGGATCCCCGCGGCCAAGCTGGTCCACCCCCGCTGGAAGGAGCTCCTGCGTCATGGGCGGCGAGCGCAGGGTCGAACACCCCCACCGTAAGCGAGCCTTTCTCGCCGGTCCGTACACGCATGGCGACCCGGCGCAGAACGTCCGGGCTGCCATTCAGGCCGCCGCCAGGATCCTGGATGCCGGCCACGTCCCCTACCTGCCCCACCTGACCCACCTCTGGCACCTGGTCGCCCCCAGGCCCTACGAGGGCTGGATAGCCCTACACCAGGCCTGGCAGGAGCACTGCGACGTCACGATCCGGCTGCCCGGGCACAGCCCCGGGGGCGACCGGGACGTGGCGAACGCCCAGCGGCTGGGGCAGCCGGTCTACTACTCCGTGGACGAGTTCCTGGCCGACAACCCGCTGGGCTGAAGGAGGAGCCCCACGTGGCCAAGAGCATCCCCTGCCATCATGGGCTCCCAGACAAAACCCTCTGCCCCGGCCGGATGGTCGTCCGCAAGGGCGGCGAGACGGCCTGGATGCTCCACTGCGGGAAGTGCGGCGAGTACTACTACCGGATCGGGAACGTCACCTGTGTCCGGTGTTGCTGGCCGAAGGACGCCGGCGCGGCAGACCGTCTGCTCAAGGCGCCGGCCGGGCAACGCCTCAACCCCGAAGTGGCGGCGAAGATCCAGAACCTCCGAGGAAAGCTCGGACTGAAGTAAAGGAGTGCCTCCATGGCCACCGCGGTCTCCGTCAGCGCCGTTCCCCTGCCCGTCGAATGCCTGCGCCCGAGCCCGCTCAACACCCGCCGCCAGGTGGACCCCAAGCGCCTCGAGGAGCTGACCGACAGCGTCCGGACGCACGGCGTCCTGCAGCCCCTCCTCGTCCGGCCGGTCGACGGCGGGAAGAAGTTCGAGGTCGTGTTCGGCCACCGCCGGCTCGCCGCCGCGAAGGCCGCCAAGCTCCCGGACGTGCCCTGCAGCGTGCGGGAGCTCACGGACCAGCAGGCCATCGAGATGGGCCTGGTGGAGAACGTCCACCGCCAGGACATGCACCCCCTGGACGAGGCGGACGGGTACCGGCGCCTGATGAAGGAGGCCGGCTACGACGTCCCCGCGATCGCGGACAAGGTCAAGAAGTCGGCGAGCTACGTCTACCAGAAGCTGAAGCTCGCGGACCTGGTCCCCGAGGCGGCCGAGGCCTTCGGGGCCGACACGATCACGGAGGGGCACGCCGTCCAGATCGCGCGCCTCCAGCCGAAGTACCAGAAGGAGGCCCTGGAGGAGTGCTTCGAGGGGGAAGGGCGGTGGCGCAAGCCCCGGGGGCAGGCGAAGGCCCTCGTCACCGTCCGGGAGCTCGGGATCTGGATCGCCGAGAACGTCCACCTGGACCTGGCGGCCGCCCCCTGGAAGAAGGACGACGCCACCCTGGTGCCGGCGGCCGGCCCCTGCACGACCTGCCCGAAGCGGACCGGCTTCGTCCCGGACCTCTTCCCCGACATCGCCAAGAAGGACACCTGCACCGACCGGGCCTGCTTCGGCCAGAAGATCGACGCCCACCTCGCCCGGGCCCGGGCGGGCCTCAAGGCGAAGGGCACCGCCTTCGTGGAGATCTCCCGGGAGTACACCGGCCGGCGGGACCCGAAGGGGCCCTTGGACCCGCAGCGGTGGACGGAGGCCAAGGGCAAGGGCTGCGCCCACGCGAAGGCCGGCCTGGTGGTGGGCGGCCAGGGCCGAGGACAGGTGGTGAAGATCTGCGCCGAGCCCAGCTGTAAGGTCCACGGCCACGGGATGTCCCGGATCCCTGGCCCCAACCCCCGGGAGAAGGCCCGCCAGAAGGAGGCCCACCGCCGGCACCGGGCGGAGCTCGCGCACCGGGGCCGGCTTCTGGACGCGGTCCTGGCCAAGGTCCCGCCGACGCTCGGGCTGGCTGAGCTCTCGCGCGTGGCGCCCGCCTACATGCAGGAGGTCTGGCATGAAAACCGCGTCCGCGTGATGCGGCGGCACGGCTGGATCCCGGAGAAGGGCCGGCCGGCGGGGTCCCAGGATCACCTGCAGATCGCCCAGAAGAAGCTCGGCGAGATGGCGCCGGCCGAGCTCGGGCCGGATCCTCGTCGAGCTCAGCCTCGTCCGGGTGCTGGACATCGGCGGCTACGACGACCGGAAGAAGGACGTCCTGGCGCTGGCGAAGCGGTAACCGGATCGATACGGCCGCCCTCCAGCGCGAGCCGGCCAAGCCGAAGAAGGCCGCCAAGAAGGGGAAGAAGTGATGGAGACCGAAGCCGGCCGCGCTGCCTTCGTCCACGCCGCCGTCTCCCGGGCCCTGATCCGGGCCTTCGGCATGGTCGCGGCGAACATGGAGCGGGAGCGCCACGGGCACGCCCCCGCCTACGGGGAGGAGGCCTTCGAGGCCCTCGTCGTCGAGGAGGGGATCGGCCACAACCAGGTCCTCATGGCGCTGAGAGGGGAATGAGGAAGCTCCACGTCGCCGAGGGCCTCACCCTCCCGGCCGACGCCATCACTCAGACCTTCGGGATCCTCGCCAAGCGCGGCGCCGGCAAGACCAACACCGCGGTCGTGATGGCCGAGGAGATGCACCGGGCCGGCCTCCCCTTCGTGGTGATCGACCCGGTGGACGCCTGGTGGGGACTGCGCTCCTCGGCCGACGGGAAGGGCCCCGGCCTCCCGATCCCGGTCTTCGGCGGGAAGCACGGGGACGTCCCCCTCGAGCGGACGGGAGGCCAGTTGCTCGCCGACCTGGTCGTGGACGAGCGGCTCTCCTGCGTCCTGAGCCTGTTCGAGTTCAGCGAAGGGGACAAGACCCGCTTCCTGATCGACTTCGCCGAGCGCCTTTACCGGCGCAACGAGGACCCGCTCCACCTCTTCCTCGAGGAGGCCGACGACTACGCCCCCCAGCGCCCCTTCCGGGAGCAGGCCCGCCTGGTCCGGGCCTGGGAGAACGTCGTCCGCCGCGGCCGCCAGCGTTGGCCTGGGGATCACCATGATCACCCAACGGTCGGCCGCCCTCAACAAAGAACGTCCTGACGCAGATCGAGACCCTCGTGGTCCTCCGGACCACCTCCCCCCAGGACCGGAAGGCGATCCAGGGATGGGTCGAGCACCACGGACAGAGCCTCGAGCTCCTGGAATCCCTGCCCGGCCTGGACGACGGGGAGGCCTGGGTCTGGTCGCCCCACTGGCTGAAGGCCCTGAAGCGGGTGCGTTTCCGGCTCCGGGAGACCTTCGACAGCGCCGCCACCCCGAAGGAGGTCAAGGGCAAGCGGCCGCCGGCGACCCTGGCCGACGTGGACCTCGGGGCGATCCGCAAGCGGATGGCCGCCACGATCGAGCGGGCCCGAGCGGAGGACCCCCGGGAGCTCCGCCGCCAGGTGGCCACCCTCCAGGCCGAACTGGCCCGGGCCCGGGAGGCCGGCCAGGCGGCCGCGAAGCACGCCCTGGCGGACGTCGAGACCGACGACCGGCGGACCCGGGCCGAGGCCGAGCGGAAGCTCCGGGAGCTGCTCCGGGATCGGGACGCCTCCCTGCGCCAACTGTGGGGAGCCTGGGAACGGCTGGCCGAGGCCACCGTGAGGGCCGTGGCCCACCTGGAGCGGGCCAAGGGCGCCCTGGAGCCCCTGGAGACCCCTCCCAAGCCCTTCCTGACGGCGCCCAGGGCCCTGCAGGCGGCCCCCGGGCCGGCGGCCGCGACGCCCCGGCCCGTCCCCCCGACCGGAGGCCACGTCGCCCCCGGGGGGCCGCCCAGGGCCCCTGAGCCCCCCCCCGGAGGGCCTGGGGGAGCGCCACATGAAGATCCTCCGGGCCCTGGCCATGTTTGCCTCCCTGGGCCGCCAGGCGCCCGGCAGGGGGGCGATCGCCCTGGCCACCGGGTACTCGGCCGGGGGCGGGGCCTTCGCCAAGGTCGTCGGGGAGCTCAACACGGGCGGCTGGATCCGGTACCCGGCGGTGGCCACCATGAACCTGACCGACCGGGGCCAGGCGGCCGTGGGGGCCCTGGAGCTCGCCGGGGCGCCCACCCACGAGTGGGTCATGGCCATCTGGCGGGCGAAGCTCAAGCCCCGCCACCTCCGGATCCTGGAGCCCCTGGTCAAGGCTTGGCCGGAGGAGGTGGCCCGGGCGGAGCTGGCTCGCCTGGCCCACTACGAGCACGGCGGGGGGGCCTACGCCAAGGTCGTCGGCGAGCTCTCCACTCTGGGCCTCCTCCACTACCCGGCGCCCGGCCAGGTCCGGGCGGCGGACGAATTGTTCCCCGACCGGAGCGCCTGATGCCGCCCCGTTGCGACAACCCCACCCAAGCCCCGCCCCGTCATTTCCGCCCGGGCCACGCCGACCCCTTGCGACAAGCCGACCCCGAGCGTGCCCAGCCTGGCCGCTGCGACAGTCCGCGCCCGCGCCGTCCCGCCCCCATGCGACAAGTCGAGCCTATCCCGCCCGAGCCGCTGCGACGAGCCATCCCAGACCGATCCCTGCCGCTGCGACAAGCCCCAGCTGGCCTGCCCGAGCCCGTGCGACTACCCCGCCCCTCCCGGCCCGAGCCCGCCCGCCCCGATGCGACAAGCCTACGCTCGCCAGCCCGAGCCTCTGCGACATGCCGTGCCGAGCCCTTCCAACCCGATGCGACAGGCCGCCCCGGACCAAGCCGAGCCCTGCCAGATCGCCGCGACAAACCCTCCCCTCCCGGGCCGCTCCTTCCCGTTGCGACTACCCACGCCGACCCGACCCGAGCCGACCCGCTGCGACCAGCCGTGTCACCGCGAAGCGCTCCATTCCGCTGCGACGACTCGAGCCACGCCATCCCGCTGCGACGACCCAACCCCGCCCCGCCCAAACCCATGCGACTGGCCAGGCCATCCCAACCCGAGCCGCTGCGACGACCCACCCCAACTCCACCCAAGCCCTTGCGACGAGCCAGACCCCCCCGAGTCCGACCCGACCCGAGCCCGACCGCTGCTACCGGCCCCTCCCCGCCTGCCCCATGCGACCAGCCGAGTCGACTCCCGCCCGCGCGAGCCATGCCACACCAGCGCGACGGCCCCCGCCACCTCCGCCCCCCGCGGGTCTCCCCAAGCCGCTGCGACGAGCCGAGCCGAGTCGAATCGAGCCTGCCCTCCCCCGCCCATGCGACGTGCCACGCCCGGTCACCCCGGCACTCCCCGAGCCGCTGCGACGGTCCACATCGGTCCGCCACTGCGACTGGCCGCGCCACGCCGAGCCACTGCGACAAGCCGCGTCCTGTCCGGCCGTGCCCGGTCGCGCCAAGCCCCTGCGACATGCCCCGTCAAACCACGTCGAGCCGAACCCTCCCATTGCGACGAGCCCTGCCTGTTCTGGCCTGCCCTCTGCGACAAACCAAAAAGGAGGATCCCAATGAACTGGATCACGAAGAAGATCGTCCTGGTCGGCGTCACGGAACTCCTCGGCGGAATGCCCAAGACCGAAGATTTGATTCGCGGGCAGATGAGCTCGAAGGCCGTCCGCCTCAAGGCGAAAGCCCTGGGGCGTGATCCCGAGCGGATCGTCGCCGAGAACCTGGCGGCGATGGGAGTCGCGCCCCCCGAAACGGGCGCGGCCGCGGAGGCCCAGGCCGAAGCCGTCGGGGAGGAGGTCGACGAACTCATGGACGAGGAGAAGGTCTCCTGCGGCTTCCGCCGCAACCCGGAGGGCCTGCTCTGCCTGGGGGCCCACCAGATCCCGAGCATGCTCATTGACTGCGCGACGACCCTCGGCCTGTCGAGAAAGACGAGGGGGCTGAAGGACCTCCTCACCCGGGGCCTCCAGGCCCACCAGGGCGCCCCCGGCAGCCCGCTGCTCATCCTGCGGAGCGCCGGCGCGGAGCCCACCATCCCCACCGGGACGCTCGAGTGGGGGAGCTCCGTGCAGGACCGGGCCGGGCGCCGTTCCGTGCTGCGGCGGTACGACTACCTCCTGCCCTGGGAGCTGGAGTTCGCCGCCCGGTGGCCCGACACGCGGATCCTGACCCAGGAGATCTGGACGGACCTGTGGGAGATGGCCGAGGCCCAGGGCCTGGGCGCCGCCCGCCCGCGGGGCTACGGCAAGTTCACGAAGTCGGAGTGATCCCATGGAGGGCCTCACGGCGGACGGGCGGCGGCTGTGGATCTGGTCGCCCAGGCGCCGGCGGCACGGCCTGACCCGCTGCGCCTGCTGCGAACGGGACCTGCCCCGCGACGCCTTCCCGCGCTGGATGCGGGCGGGGATCCCCTGGGCGTGCCGGCTCTGCTTCATGGGCTACATGCGGTTCCGCCGGGCGTTCCGGCGGGAGAGGGGGCGATGGCCGACCACCCCGGAGACGCGGGTCCTGTTCCTGAGCGAGTGACGGGCTGCCCCCGTTGCCGCCGCCTCGAGCGGATGCTCCTCGTGGCCACGGCCTACCTGGCCGCGGCGAACTGGTACGAGTCCCCCGAGGCCCTCAAGCTCCTCGACCGCGTGAAGCGGCATCTCCCGGTGCGCCTCCAGGACATCCTGAACCGCCACCTGGCCCCGCGGGTGGAGTAGGGATGGCGGACCAGGATCCCATCGGCATCTACCATGAGCACGCGGTGCCTGGGGCTGAGTGCCCGAGGTGCGGGCACCATTTCAACGCGGCAAGCGCCCTCCGTACTCACGGGGATCGGCCGAAGCCCGGGGACCTCACGGTCTGCGTTGAGTGTGCGGTGATTCTCGCGTTCACGGAGGGCCTGGTCCTCCGGCCGCTTTCGGAGGAGGAGATCAAGGGACTCGACGTGAGCATCCTCGTGGACCTGGCCGTGACCATCCGGGCCATCCGCATCGTGCAGCGGCGCCGGGCGCTGGCCAGGGCGGAAAAGAATTAGAGGGAGGAGGCCCCATGAGCGAGCGGGAGTGCAGGTTTCCCAAGTTCATACAATGCCAAGGCCATCCTGGTTACGGTGCAGCCCTCTGCACCCACGCCGCCCAGGCGCTCCAGGATGACTTGTACGAGGCCACAACCGTAGTACATGACGAGCGCCTGCGCTGTGCCACGCTCCAGCGGCGGGTGGAGGAGGCGGAACTAAACGCCTCATTAGCAGATAAGGCGCGACATGATGCCCGATGTCTTAATTGAGCAAATGGAAGGACAAGCGCAAGAAACGGAGACCGCCCTCGCCTCCCTCGAAGCGCAGAACGCGGCGTGCGGAGAACTGATGCGCGGGGTTTATGGGGCTCTAGTCGAATGCGCGGCTCTTCTGATTCCAGGGCGCTCTACGGCTCTCAGCAGAAAAGAAGTGGAAGCAATGACGGAAGCGGCCATCAGGCGGTGGAGTTTGTTCAATATTTCATCTGCTGGCCGCGCCCTGCTTGCAGAACGAGACGAGTTGAAAGCGCAGAACGCGGCGCTGCGGGAGGCACTGGACTCGCCAAAACTTTTGGAGGCGTTAGCAGCGGCAGAACACGAGCGATGGGCCAGGTGGATGGAGTACCAGAGCCGTGCTCCGGCTGAGAAGGCCGCAGACTGGCCGCGGAAGGCAGCAACACCCTACGCCATGCTAACTGACGCGGAGAAAGAGAGCGACCGCATCGAGGCCCGAAAATCACTTGCGATTGTCCGGGCCGCCCTCTCCCCCCGCGCCGGGGAGGAGGAACAATGATCCCGGGCTGGCCGCCGGCGGGGGCGCCCGAGGCGCTCCACCGGATCGACAACTGGCGGTTCGCGCTGAAGCTGCTGAAGCCAGACGCCGGCCCCCGGCAGGTCCTCCAGGAGATCGAGAAGTGGCTCCCGAAAGCCCACCCGCTCTACGGCCTGGTCGTGACGCCGCCGGCGGATGCCCTTGGGGCGTTCGCCAGGGCCCTGCTGGACGAGCTGGCGAAGTCCCTCCGAACGGACGGGACCTGAAGGAGACCCCTATGGAGCGCATCGACCGGAAGTTCACCTTCTCGGGCATCTGCACGGAGCACCGGGCCGCGCACGCGGTGAGCCACATGGATGCCGTCGTGTTCCTGGCACGCGACCGGGCCCTCGTGCCGACGCTGCACTTCTACCAGACCCGCTGCCAGCAGCTCGGGGCCGACCCGCGGCAGGTCGAGGGGATCCGGCTGCTGATCGCGCGCGTGGAGCGCTGGCAGGCCGAGCATCCGGAGGAGCTGAAGGTCCCCGACGTGGACAACACGCCCGAGGGGCTGGCCATCGTCGCGCCGAACGAGGCGCCAGGGGTGCCATCGTGAGCCCCCGCGTGGACGAGCTGCAGAAGCGTATCGTCACCCTCGCGCACGAGCATTGGGGCACGCAGACCGGGGGCGCATACCGGCAGATCATCGAGTCGCTCGCTTACGCGGTCGCTGTCGTGCTGGCCGAGAGAAAGCCATGAGGATCGTCGGCGTCAACAAGCGGTCCTACCCGGCACAGCCCGGGCATACACTCGAGACCATGGACGAGGCGACGTTCGCGTTCGGCCACCACACCCTCCCGCCCCTACTGATGCGCTGCGACCTGATGGCGGTCCTCACCGTCGGGGAGGTGAACGACTTCGCCGCCTACATCGGGCTCGGGAGTGACCCCGAATGGGTGGCCGCGCACGGCGACAAGCTCAGGGAGCAGGAGGCGCGGATCCACTTCCCGGGGCTCCCGTCGGGTGTGGCGTACCGGGACTGAGGAGGAGGGAAGCGTGATGAGCCCCGAGGGCCCCACGATCACCCGCCGGCGCGACCTGCTCTACGCCTGGCTCTGGCCCGGGCGGTGGCGGTTGTACGGGCAGACCAACTGGAACGGGCGCGCGTGGGTCCGGCAGTACCGCCACCCCGACGGGAGGCGCGCGCCGCCCTGGCTGCCGCGGCGGCCGCGCTGGCTCAACGCCGCCTACGCCCACCTGCACGGGTACTTCTGGCTGCCGTGTGCGCTCTGTGGGCGCAAGCGCGGCGGCCACGAGTGGGCGGACGGGGACGTCCTGATGACGGCGCCAGGGAGCGGCCGGGGCGTCTGCGAGGACTGCGGCCCCGAGGCCCGCCGGCTGAGCGAGCCGTTCTACCGCGCGCCCGTCTGGATCAATCCGCGCGGAGAGGGCGGACGGCTGGAAGAATGAGGTTCGAGCCCGGGCCCGGGGGACTCTTCCGGGAAACCGCGAGCTGGACGGTGTGGGCCGCTTGCACGCTGCGGAAGCCGGCGCCCTGTGCCGCGCGGTGCCACCGGGAGCTGAAGTCGGGGGACCGGGCGTACTCCCCGCTGCGAGATGGCAACGGCGTCACCCGGAACATGCGGGCCTGCCCGGCGTGCGTGGAAGGGGGACAGGGACCGAGGCGATGGCGATGATCGGCGGCCCCCCGGGCCAGCGCGGGGCACCCCGTGGTTCGCCGCCTCGGGCATGCCACCGGCTCCCCGGGGGCGCCGCCCTTTTTTCCGCTTGACTCGGCGCCGCCGGCCACGGTAGAAGGGGGGACCGCGCCCAGTCACTTATAGCGCCCTCTTCGGCTTCGGGCCTAACCCCCGGCTTCCCAGCCGGGCTTACGGCGGGGGAATCCTTGACTGGGACGCGCCCCGCTGGCCCGAACGCTCTTATCGCCCACGTCAGGACATTGACCGTGCAAACCGGCCGGCCCCTACCAGCCCCGAGCCCCCCCGCTGCGACATGCCCTGCCTTCCCCACCCTGGCCTTCCCGCTGCGACAAGCCGTGCCGCGCCGAGCCGTCGCATGCCGAGCTCGCCCCCCGCCCCGCGAGGATCCTTCACCCCCCCCTCCCACGCATGGAGATCTCTCGCCGTGCCCGACCGCATGATCCGCGAAAAAGCCCGCCGCTCCCGCAGCCTGAAGAACCTCTCCGACGCCGCCGAGCGTGCCTGGTGGCGCCTGACCGTCACCTGCGACGACCACGGCAGGTTCGACGCCGAGCCGGACGTCCTGCTCTCCCAACTCTTTGAGCGCCGGCCCCGCGGGTGGACCACCGAGAAGATGGCCAAGACGATCGAGGAGTGGACCCAATCCTTCGCCGACGCCTCGCAGCCGCTGATCCACCTCTACCGGGTGCCCGGGGACGACGGGCTCTACGGGCACGTGGTCAGCTTCGTCGACCACCAGCGCGAGCGCGACTCCAAACCCAAATACCCGGACCCCCCGTGCGGCGGGAAGCCGGAGACCTCGGCGAAGTGCCGCGACTCGCTGCAGATAGGCGGCGACTTGCCGCAAACTGCGGCTTCTTCCGGGTCCGTAAGCGGAGCCGTAATCGGGGCCGTAGCCGGGGCCGGGTCCGACGCGCGCGAGCCGCGCGCCGGCGCCGCCGCCGGCAAAGGCAAGGGCAACGGGGTGGACCCCGACATCCGGACCTGGCTCCTGGCGACGAAGCACCTGGGGACCCTCGCGGAGGACCGGCACGCCGACCTGTGGGCCACGCTCGAGAAGGCCTACGACCAGTACGAGTGGCTGTTCTTCGAGACGGAGATCGCCAAGGCCGACGCCTGGATCGTCTCGCACCCGGCGAAGCGGCCGACCCCGCGCGGGTTGCCGGCGTTCATCCGCTACTGGCTGGACAAGGCTGTCGAGATCGGGCGGAGGCAGCGTGGTTAGGAAAAAGGCCGGTGAACCCGGCGCCGCGAAGGCCGTCCCGCTCCCCCCGACCCCCGCGGGCTCCGTGAACCTCTACGTCATCGCCTGCGCGTGGCGGGGCGTGGACGGGCCGTGCCTGCTGCCCGGGGCGATCAGCCGCGGCCGCCACGAGGGCGACGCCGCCTACTGCGGGTGGCACGCGCAGTTCGTGATCATCGGCCGCGACTACGCGCTGATGCCCGAGCGGGCCGAGTTCGACCGCTGGGTCACCACCCGCTACCGCCCGTACCCGTATTGCTGTGTGTGGACGCATCACGATGCCGACGACCTCTGGGCCGCGGTCCAGGGCCTCCGCGAGCTGGGGCCGCGGCGCCCGTGCGCCCGTCCCGACTGCCGGCGCGAACACCAGGTCGGGGTGCCGTTCTGATGGCCGCCTTCAACCTGGCCGCCGGAGTCATCGCCGCGGGAACGGCCGCGCTGATGTGCTACCGACGGCGATTCTGGTGGGCGATGACCATGGCCGGCCTGGCCGGGCTCAACGCCTGGCTCTTCTGGAGGTAGGGCGTGCGGACCACGGTCCCCTGCAACGGCCCCACCTGCGGGGCGCAGATCTTGTGGATGGAGACTGAGCACGGGGGCCGCGCGCCCGTGAACCCCGACCCGGTCCTCTGCGTCGAGGACCGCGTCGGGTCGGTGCGCGGGTTCGAGATCCGCGACGGCGTCGCCCTCCACGCGCGGGGCCGCCGGCCGGGCAAAACCGAGCCGCACCATTCCCAGCGGACGGTCGAAATCTACGAGAGCCACTTCACGACCTGCCCCGACCGGGAGATGTTCCGAGGGAGACAACCATGAGCCGGCTGCCAAGCAGGGACGGCGTGGCAGAACTGCGAGGATTACTTGGGAAGCTGCGGCTTCTCGACGCGGAGGTGGCCCTTCTGGGCTCTACGCTCGATGGTGCTCCGCCTGGGCAGGAACGCCGGCCTCGATGGACGAGTGCCCTTTGCCTCCGCTGCCCCGCCTGGCGCGGCTCCCTCGGCCTCGAGCCCACGCCCGAGCTCTACGTTCAGCACCTCGTGGAAATTTTCCGTGAGGTGCGAAGGGTACTACGGAAGGACGGGACGCTTTGGCTGAACATGGGGGACACGTACGGTGGCAGCACGACCCTCGGCCGCAATGACGCGGGCCGAAACTTTACAGGCGGCGGCGGCAACCGTCCCGGCTCTGGCAACCCTGGACGCCAAGGCGAGCACGAGCGCGATATCGGCCTCAAGCCCAAAGACCTCGTGGGTATGCCCTGGCGCGTCGCCTTCGCCCTCCAGGCCGACGGCTGGTGGGTGCGGAGCGACATTATCTGGTCCAAGCCGAACCCGATGCCGGAGAGCGTGGAGGATCGGCCCACCAAAAGCCACGAGTACCTCTTCCTATTGAGCAAGGCGGCCCGCTACTACTACGACCAGGAGGCGATCAAGGAGCCGCAGGAAGAACAGGAACGGACGCGCCGGATCCGGGAGCAGGCACAGGGCCTCGACACTCGCTACACCATCGCCCGGGACGAGCATCACGTCGGCCAGGCTCCGCACGGCAAGGACGGTGTCGCGCGGAGCGTAGCCGCGCGGCACGCCCTCGCGCTGCTGGGAACGCGCAACCGCCGCACGGTTTGGGAGATCGCCACGGAGCCCTTCCCCGAGGCTCACTTCGCCACGTTTCCGAGGGCGCTGGTGGAACCGTGCGTGAAGGCCGGGAGCCGAGAGGGCGACATTGTGCTCGACCCGTTCTGCGGCTCCGGCACCGCCGTCCTCGTCGCGCAGGAGCTGGGGCGCACGGGGATCGGACTCGACTTGAAGATGGAGTACCTGGCGATGGCGAGAAAGCGGACGCGGCAAGGGGTACTTCTCTGAGGGGGGGTGATCCGTGCTGGCGCTGGACCTGAACCTCGAAGGCGATCGCGCCTGGCCGGACTTGCTCGAGGGCGGGGGATGACGCGAGGGGGGGTGATCAGCATGGCCAAGCCGAAGAAGAAGGCCAAGCGGAAGGACCACGGGGTGAAACCGACCACGCAACCGGCGCCGCCGCCGGCGGGAGCGTAGTGGCGGGAGCGGGACGCCAGGGACAAGCGATGAGCGAAGGCCGCTGCGGCAAGCCCGCGCTGGCGAAGGCCTACTGGCCGGGGCACGATCCGTTGCCCGTCTGTCCGGATCACCAGGCCGCGATAGTCCGCGTCGCCGGCGCGCTGGGGATGTACCTGCGATTCGAACAGGCCGACGACGGCGCGACGTGCAGCCAGTTCATGCCGGCGAAAGGAGAGGGCGGGCGATGAGTACCGTCCGAGAGGCCAGCGATCAGCAGCTGCTGGTCCACCATGCGAGCCTGGAGTCGGACTTCGAGTTCTTCCCCCTCCTCACGGTGGGCATGGATCTGCACGCGATCGAGCGGGAGCTGGCGCGGCGCGGCTTCAAGCGCGTCACGGACCGGCCGCCCTGGTGGCGGTTCTTGCGGGGCCCCTCGAAGCGGTGGGCGAGGGTCCAGGAGGAGGGGGCGGTGCTCACTCCGCTCGGCGTCGCGTGCGATCGCCTGGTCGAGTTCTGGGACGGGCTCGAGGACGGGTTCCCGGTGGGGGGCCTGGTCCAGGCGATACGGATCCTCGTAGACATCACGGCCCACGCCGGGCTGGCGGATCGGCTCAGGACGCACACCGAGGCGCAGCGCGGAAGGGAGGCCCCATGACCGGCTACAAGGAGCACCCCGAGGCGGCGGAGATCGCAAGCACGCTGATTCCGAAGCACCACGAGCACCTGGAGAAGGCGAAGATCCGGTACCTCCTCACGGATCGGCCGATGCGCCGGCACGCACGGCCGCTGGCCGGCAAGGCCCTGAAGGCCAGCGGGCTCCTGAAACACTTCGGCAAGGCGGACTTCCTCCTGGTCTTCGAGAAGGAGACCTGGGACCAGCTGACCCCCGAGCAGCGGACCGCGCTGGTCGACCATGAGCTCTGCCACTGCGCGGTGAAGCACACCAAGGCCGGGGAGGCGCGGTGGTTCATCCAGGGACACGATCTGGAGGAATTCCGGGGGGTGGTGGAACGCCACGGGCTCTGGCACCTCGACGTCGTCTCGTTCGGCCGGGCGATCCAGGAGGTCCTGCCGCTCGGCGGGAAGCAATGATCCGCCCCGAGACGGACGACCTGATCGCTTTCCTGAACTCGCTGGTAGCGATTGATCCGAACGCTATGGACGCTCTTTTGCGGGCACGCGTGACCTGCAATGAGGACCTCGCCAAGCACCCGACAGTCCAGGTGGGCCACACGGAGGAAGTCCCCGGCAAACCGCGGGTCGGGATCCTCGGGATCCTGAACGGCTGGTGCGGTACGATCGACGACCCCGGGCCGGCGCACGGCTACGGGCCAATCGCCGCAGTGTTCGAGGGCGGCTGGCTGGTTCGCTTCGACCGGATCGAGCGCCACGTCCTGACCGCCCCGGGGGAAGGCGAGAAAGTCAGCCCATGATCTACCTCGGGATCGACCCCGGCGTCCACGGGGCCGTCGCCCGGCTCGCGCCCGGGGAGCCGCCGCGCGTCTGGCCGGCGCCGGTGACCCTGATCCGGCGGGGCAAGCGGACCGTCCGGGTCCCGGACCTCCGCGCCATGTGGGACCTCCTCCAGGAGGCGACGACCGTGGCGGCGACCGGGGTCGAGGCGTTCTGCGCCCTCGAGCTGGCCCGCGCGATCCCGCCCCGGCCGAAGGCGGGGGGGGAGCCCCGCGCCAGCGGCGCCGTCGGCATGTTCAACTACGGCCTCGGGTACGGGGCCTGGCAGATGGCCCTCACGGGCCTCGGGATCCCCTATGCGTGCGTCCACCCGGCGACGTGGAAGAAGGCGATGCTCCGGGACGTGGGGAGCGCGAAGGGGGCGGCGGTCCTGGTGGCGCAGCGGCTCTTCCCGGGCGTGAACCTGCGGCTGACGCCGAGAGCGCGGAAAGACCACGACGGGGCGGCGGAGGCGCTGCTCCTCGCGGAGCACGCGCGAAGGATCGGGCGGCCGGCGGAGGCGGCCCGGGCGGCGGGGGAGGCGTTCGCGTGAAAAACAAACTCGCCGTACTGAGCCGGGCCGAGCGCCGCATCGCCACGATTCAGACGATTCCCGAGGTGAAAACAACCGATGGGGAGCTGGGCACACTCGAGCGCTGGGCCCGGGCTCACAACTTCGATCTCCCCACCCGTAATCGCATCGTCCTCACCCGCGCCCTCGTCCTCGTCCGCGGCGGGGAGCTGGTGGACGGGATCCCGAAAGCCCAAGGAAAAGAGGGGTTAGGACTTCGGCCCACGCTGGGCCGAAGTGAGGTCGCCCACTCCGTCGCCCAGCGGTGGCAATCCCTCACCCGCCTCGGCGAAGCGAAGATCCGGGAGGCGGTGGCCATGCGGACCGACGTCGGCCAGTCGATAACCTTGGGCTACCTCTATGCACTGGCTCGCCCGCCGGTTGCCGTGGAAGGAATTCCCGAATTCCCCAAGGGCCCCTTTCGGACAATCGTCATTGACCCTCCCTGGCCCATGACCAAGATCGGTTTCGACGAGCGCAGGCCCGTCGAGCGGCGCACGATGGATTACTCAGTCTGGACCCTCAAGCAGATCCGCGAACTCCCGATCCGCAAGCTGGCGGACACCCACGGAGCCCACATCTACCTGTGGGTCACACACCGTTTCCTGCCTTACGGGTTGCGCCTCTTCAGGGCCTGGGGAGTGCGATACGAATGTGTGCTGACATGGATCAAGCCCACCGCGCAGCCGCTTTGGTGGGCCCATACGACCGAGCACATCCTCTTCGGGAAAGTGAAATCGCTGGCCCCTGTGGTCAAGGGGACCCCGACGAGTTTTCGCGCACCGCAACAGCGGCATTCCCATAAGCCCGATGAATTCTTCGACCTCGTCCGACGGGTGAGCCCGGAGGGCCCGGAGGGACGCCTTCGTCTTACGATGTTCGACGAGGCCCGCGAGGGCTTCGAGCCGTGGGGAGTGCCGCATCGATGAGGACGATGTTCGAGACGTCCTACGCCTGGCAGCGACGATGGATCCCACGCATGGTGCAAATCTTCGCGCCCCGCCTGTTTATGGAGGTCTCCCCCGAGGAGGACCGGAAGCACGGGGCGGACATGATCCTCTTCGAAGGCCGCGAGTGCCGTGTTGCCTGCCGGGTCCGGACTCCGGATTATCGGGAACCGTTCTGGTGGGACATAACGGTGACAATAGACCGCGAAACCGGCGGCGAGACGGAATTCCCGAAATTCCACCGGGGTTGGGCGGACGTCATGTTCTATGGGCACACCACAGCTGAGGATCCCCGCGAGGGGGAGATCGATCCGTGGTACCTTGTCCGCGTTCCGGAGTGGTGCGAGTACAATTGGCGCCACTCGGAGATCCCCAAAAAGCGGAACAACGATGACCCTGGCAAGGGATGCTGGTTCAAGCCTTACGACATTCGGTTGATGGCCCAGGAGATCCCCGACATCATCGTGGCCTCGAGCGAGGACCTCACCCAGTACCTGGCGCAGTTGTCCTTTTGGGAGAAACTGAAAGGAGGCCCCGAATGAGCCCGTACCGCTGCTGCGGCAGGCCCTTCGACTCCGAGCGCGCCACCATGCTCGCGCCCGGCGCCGTCGGCGCCCCGGATCCCGGCGCGCCCGAGCCGGTCCCGACGTCCCCCGAACCCGCGGCCGCCGAGCCCGGCCAGGAGGAGCCGACGCCGGCGGATCCCACACCAGCCCCTGGGCCGGCCCCCGAGGAGGCCGGCGCCCCGGCGGCGTAGATGCCGCCCCCCTGGATCCCCGCCATGGGCCGGACCATGGCTTGCCTGGTCATGATCAGCCTGGCCGGGACCGCCTTCGCCTTTTGGCAACAGTCGGCCTGGGCGGGTCTCGCGCTGGCGGCCGCCTTATGGGTGGTCGTCGTGATCCCGCGCGGGGACGCGCCGTGAGCCCCCCGCTCGACGTCCTGCTCGAGTACCTGGACCGGGCGATCGCCGACGCCGAGCGCCGCGCGAGCGTGCGCGGCAAGGCGAACGACTGGAGCGAATTCGCGTACCAGCGGCGGCGGGCCGCGGACTTCCAGAAGCAGCGGGACCGCCTCTTCCGGCTCCTGAGCACGGCCACGGAGATCCTGGAACCGCAAAAGGTCCTTGACACACTCGTGAATTCCGTGTAACCGAACAAGGACGAGCGCGCAACCCCCGCCTCCCCTGCCCGCTTGCCCGGGCAGACCGTGGGCCGGCCGCGTGGGAACGACCACCGGCCGGCCCTTTGCTTCGCCCGGGAGGCGCATGCCGAGCGCGACCACCAAGCGGTCCCCCGCCCGTGCGACCGATGGCGCCGGCGCCCTCCGCCTCGAGTTCGTGGACCTGACTACCCTCCACCGCTGGCCCCGGAACCCCAAGGAGCACAACCTCCCCGCGATTCGGGAGAGCTTCACCCGGTTCGGCTTCGTGGCCCCGATCCTCGTGGACGAGGGGACGGGGCGGATCGTCTCCGGGCACGGTCGGCTGGATGCCCTGGTGGCCCTGCAGGCCCAGGGCGGGGCCCCGCCCGGGCGGATCCGCGTGGACGGGAAGCGGTGGCTCGTCCCGGTCCTCCGGGGGGTCCGGTTCCCCTCCGAGGGGGAGGCCGAGGCGTACCTGCTCGCCGACAACCAGCTCACGATCCTGGGGGGCTGGCGGGATGCCGACTTGGTGCCCCTCCTGGACGAACTGTACCAGGCGGGGAACCTGGCCGGGACCGGGTTCGCGGCGAAGGACCTGGACGACGTCCTCCGTCGGCTGACCGGGCTCGAGAACAAGCCCCCGCAGCCGGACCCGGGGGCCCACCTGGACCGCGCCGCCGAATTCCAGAAGAAGTGGAAAACGGCGCGGGGCCAGCTCTGGCGGGCGGGGGACCATCGGCTCCTGTGCGCCGACTCCACGGACCCCAAAGCCTGGCCGCGGCTGCTGGACGGCCGCAAGGCCGCCATGGTCTTCACCGATCCCCCCTACGGGGTCGACTACTATTCGGCCTCCGGGTACCACCGGCCGATGCCGAACGACGACCTCAAGGGCGACGCCTTCGTCGCCTTCCTCACCCGGGCCTTCACGAACATGGCGGCCCACGCGGACCCGAAGGCCGCCTGGTACGTCTGGCACGCCTCCGCCACCCGGGACGAGTACTCCTACGCGCTGAAGGCCGCCGAAGTCCGCGAGCTCCAGTACCTGATCTGGGTCAAGCCGGAGCTCCCCCTCGCCGGCACCTCCGACTACCGCTGGGCCCACGAGCCCTGCTTCTACTGTGCGCGGGCGGGGAAGCGGCCGCGGTTCTACGGCCAGGAGGCCCAGGACACGACCTGGTGGATCGCCCCGCCCGCCGAAGGCGGGCAGAGCGTCCTGGTCGGCCGCGGGCTCGTGGTCTGGGACGGGAAGGGCTCGGCCCTCTTCATCACGGCCAAGGTGCCCAAGGGGCCGAAGCTCCGGGAGCTCCGGCTCGAGGGCGACAAGCCCGTCTATCTCCATACGACGACCGAAGCCAGCACGGTCTGGCGCGTCGGGCGGGATCGCCCGGTTTACCACCCCACGCAGAAACCCGCGGAGCTCGGGGCCCGGGCGATGCGGAACGCAGGCATGGGGCTGAAGCCGGCCCTGGAAGGCTGACGTGGCTCGGCGGAAGCGCAAGGCCAAGGGGGAGCAGCCGCGGCAGGCCGCGACACGGATAAAAAAAGGGGCGTTCCTCGATGCTTACCGCAGGGTAGCGACCATCGCCGCGGCGTGCCGGGTGGCCGGCGTGGATCGGATGACCCACTACCGCTGGATCGAGGCCGACCCGGCCTATGTCCTGGCCTTCAAGGACGCCCAGGAGGACGCGACCGACCTCCTCGAGCAGGAGGCCCGGCGCCGCGCGATCGTCGGGGTTGAGGAGCCAGTCGTCTACCAGGGGGCCTTCTGCTACGAGACGGACTCGGTCACCGGAGAGCGGCGGCAGGTGGTCGTCCGGCGGTATTCAGACATGTTGCTCCAGGCGCAGCTCAACGCCCACCGGCCCGAGAAGTACCGCTACCGGGTCGAGCACGCCGGGCCCGGGGGCGGGCCGATCCCCCATAGGCACGCCGGGACGATCGTGGTGGTGGACGGGCCGAAGGACAAGTACATGGCCGGCCTGCAAAAGGCGCGCGAGGCGGCGCTCGCGGCCGCCGGCGGGGACGGGCACGGGGGGGACGGCGCCGGCAAGGCCCCAGGGGACGGGGGCGGGGGATGACGGCTCGCTCCAGGGTGCTCGCGTCGCTCCGAGCGTGCCGGGGCGTGCAAACGTGCCGGGGCGTGCCAACGTGCCGGGGCGTGCGAGCCTCCAGCGTCGCTCCGAGCGTGCGGGGGCGTGCCAACGTGCGGGGGCCGTGTGACCGTCTCCCAGCGATCCCAGGGCAGGGCGACGCATGACCTACATGATCGCCCGGCCGCCCCAGGACCCTGATGAGCTCTGGGAATACGTCTACACCCTCCTGGGCCTGCGGATCCCCCGCAAGCGGGTCTGTCCAGGCCACCGGGCGCCCTTCGAGGCCTTCAGCGACGCCTACTTCGCCCGGACCTCCACGGGGGTCTGGAAGGCCTCCCGGGGCTTCGGGGGCAAGACGACGCTGCTCGGGGCCCTGGCCCTGACGGAGAACATCGGCCTGGGGGCGGCGGTGACCGTGCTGGGGGGCTCGGGCGTCCAGAGCAAGCGCGTCCTCGAGGAGAACGGGAAGCGCTGGGAGTGGCCCGGGGCCCCCGTGGACATGCTGCTCACGGAGCCGACCACCCAGCAGACCCGGCTGCGGAACGGCGGGAGCACGACCGCCCTGATGGCGTCCACCAAGTCCGCCCGGGGCCCCCACCCCCAGCGGCTGCGGATGGACGAGGTGGACGAGATGGACCTGCGGATCCTGGACGCCGCCCTGGGGCAGCCGATGGGCACGCCCGGGGTCCCCGCCCAGACCGTCCTGAGCTCCACCCACCAGTACCCGGACCGGGCCATGACCGAGGTCCTCAAACGCGTGGCCCAGAAGGGGTGGCCCCTCTACGAGTGGTGCTGGCGCGAAACCGTCGAGCCCCACGGGTACCTGTCGATGGTGGAGGTCGAGCGCGTCCGGCGGGACGTGCCGGCCGGCATGTGGGAGACGGAGTACGAGCTCCAGGAGCCCACGGCCGAGGGGCGCGCCTTCCTGACGGAGCTGGTGGAGGCCTACTTCGACCCGGCGCTGGGGGAGCGGGACGGGGGGGACGGGGAGTACTGCGAGTTCGAGCCCCCGGATCCCCTGGCCCTCTACGCCACCGGGGCGGACTGGGCGAAGGAGCAGCACTGGACCGTGATCGCCACCTTCCGGGCGGACGTCGAGCCCTGGCGGCTGGTGGCCTGGGAGCGGATGCAGCGGCTGGCCTGGCCCTACATGGTCAGCCGCCTGGGGGTGCGGGCGCAGCGGTTCCCGGGGCTGGTGGCGCACGACGCCACGGGCGGGGGGAACGTGGTGGCGGACCTCCTCCGGGAGAAGGAGATCCTGGCCGAGCACGTGATCATGGTGGGGCGGGGCCGGCAGGACCTCTTCACGGAGTACGTGGCGGCCGTGGAGAAGAAGGCCCTGCGCGCCCCGCGGATCGCCTTCCCGTACAAGGAGCACCGCTACTGCGCGAACAAGGACCTGTACGGGAGCGGCCACCCGCCGGACTCGGTGGTGGCCGGCGCCCTGGCCTGGTCGCTGCGGGCCAGGATCCCGAGGGGCTACGCGCCGGCGGGGGTCGGGGCGCGCGCGGCGCACCACGGGCCGCACGGGTGAGGCATGATTGAGCAGACCCTTCGGTACCGTTGTGATTACTGTGAAGCGATCCAGGAGGCCACCTACCGCGTGGACCTCTTCAGCCAGGTTCTCCGCCCTTGCCCGCCCCCGGGATGGAGGCTCCTCGGCGACACGCTCATCTGTGCCGCCCACCAGATCGACGTGCGCCCGTCGCCGGCGGGGGCCGCATGATCGGCGCCGACTTCATGCGAGCCCTGGCGGGCCGGAACGACCGGGCCAAGACGCTGGAGGTCGTGCCCCAGCGGGGGGAGATCTCCGGGAACGACTCGGGCTTCCTCGGGCGGTGGATGCCGACCCGGTGGAACCCGGACGAGCTGATCACCCGGCGGGGGATGCGCTGGTACGACAAGATCCGCCGGGACGACGCCGTCAAGGGGGCGATGGCGCTGAAGAAGGGCGCGGTGCTCTCCCCCGGCTGGGAGCTCACGCCGGCGCCCGACGACCCGGAGGGCGAGGACGTCGTCGAGTTCCTGGAGTACGTCTTCGAGAACATGGAGCCCCTCTACGGCAACCTGGACGACCACCTCCAGCAGGTCCTCACGGCCCTCGACTACGGCTTCTCGATCACGGAGATCATCTGGCGGACGATCGAGGAGGCCCCCTACGCCGGCTGGTGGGGGCTCCGGACCCTGAAGCCCCGGAAGCCCCACCGCTTCTGGTTCGACGTGGACCCGCACGACAACCTCCTCCCGGACGGGATCCGCCAGGACGAGAACAAGTACCCGGTGGAGAAGTTCCTCCACTGGGGCTACCGGCGGGAGTTCGGAAATTGGTATGGCCAAAGTGACCTCCGGGAGACCTACGAGTGGTGGTGGCTGAAGGACAACCTCATCAAGTGGAGCGCGATCTACGCCGAGCGCTTCGCCATCCCGATCGCCACGGGGACCTACCCGGCCGGGCACCCGATCGCGGCGGACATCGTGGCCTTCCGGACCATGCTGGAGAACATCCAGGCCAACACGAGCATGACCATGTCCGACAGCTTCAAGGTGGACCTGAAGGAGGCGGTGGGCCGGGGCGCGGACGTCCTCGAGCGCCTCATCAAGGCCGCCGACACGGGGATCGCCCGCGCGATCCTCATGCCCTCCCAGCTGGGGGTGACCGCCCAGCCCGACGTCGGGACCTACGCCCAGGCCCGGAAGCACTTCGACGTGCTGCTGATCGTGGTCACCGACATCCAGCAGGACGTCGCCCGCCAGGTCGTCCAGCAGCAGCTGATCCGGCGCCTGGTCCACGCCAACTACGGCCCGCGGCCGCTCCCGACCTTCGAGTTCAAGCCCCTCCAGGAGGAGGACGAGAACCGCCTCTTCACCATGTGGCTCCAGGCCGTGACCGCCGGCGTGGTGGACACGACGCCCCAGGACGAGATCCACATCCGGGAGATGACCGACTTCCCGGAGCGCACCGAGGAGGAGATCCAGGCGGAGCGCGACCGCCTCGAGGCGATGCTGCCCCAGCCTGGGCCGCGGGAGCCCGGGCCGGAGGACGAGGAGGAGGAGGAGGAGGAGGACGGCGCCGGCGCGGCCGCGGCCCAGGGGAACGGGAAGCCAACGGCCGTGGCCAAGGCGACCCTGGCGCCCCCCGCCCACGGCAAGTTCGTCCGCCGGGTCCGAAGCCGGGCATACTTCGATCCGGACCAGCCCCGGGACGAGGGGGGAAAATGGACGGAGACGGGCGGATCAGTTGCGGCTGAAAAAGCTGGCAAGAAATGGGCGGAGGATCTGACCGCCACCGAAAAGGACGCCGTCTCGCACTATGCGTCTGCCGGATACGCAAATATCAACGCGCACCTACGAGGCAAAAAAACAACAAAGACGCCGAGCAACGATGAAATCGAGCGACTGACAAAGGCGCTCGACAAAGCATCCTTGCCAGAAGCTGTAACAGTTTATCGCGGCATCAGCAAAAGCTTGAAACTCAGGCCGGACATGGAATTTCAAGATAAGGGGTTCATGAGCACAACAACCAGCTTTCGGAATGCCGTCATCTTCACGGGACTTCAAGGGCCTGAAGGAAAGGGGGCGGTACTCGAGCTGAAGGTTCCGAAGGGTTACCGGGCGGCACACATCGCCGGCAAGTTCGGCGCAATCGAAAGCGAAAACGAGCTTTTGCTCCAGCGCGGGGCAAGGTTCCGGACGACTAAGCGCCATCGGGTAAAGGTCGGACTGCACGTCATAACGGTCTACGAGGCGGAGATTATCTAGGGGGATGGCCGTGGGCAAGCAAGATCGGTTCATCTACGACGAAGGCGATCTGCTTGTCTTGAAGGATCCTGGGGCAGGGGAGATTGAGGACCAAAAGCAGGCACAGAAGAGCCTGGCCATCTCTGTTCATAGCCGCACCCGCGAGCCGAACGAGTACGAGCGCAAGGTCGACCTCGCCCGGCTCGAGGAGCGCCAGGACGAGCTCGAGGGGGAGGGGAAGGCCCGATTGATGGAGGTCCTGGAGCGGATGCGGGAGGCCCTCCTGGGCGTGGTCGGCAAGCGCCTCGAGGCGGGGGACCTGACGCCCACCTGGGTGCGGAACCTGGACCTGAAGTTCAAGGGGGAGCTGCAGCGCGTGGCCCGGGAGATCCTGGGGGAGGGGTACCGCCTGGGGAACCGCGAGAGCCGCAGGATGCTCCGGGAGAAGCGCCTGCAGGTTCGCCTGGTGCCCGGGCTGCCCCCCGAGAAGGCCCTGGCGTTCTTCGAACAGAAGGCGTTCTACATCACGGGCGTGCTCAAGGACCGGCTGCTGAACGGCGCGCGGAACGTCCTCTACAACGGGATCAAGAACGGCACGCCCAGCACCGACGTCATCCGGGAGCTCAAGGAACTGTTCGACGAGTACCTGGGGGACCCGACGGCGATCGCCCCGGGCAAGGAGGAGCAGGCCCAGCCCTACCGCCTGGAGACCATCCTCCGGACGAACGTGAACGAGGCCTACAACGAGGGCCTGAAGGACGGAGTGGACGAGGAGGTGGACTCCGGCTTCGTGATCGGGTTCCTCTACAGCGCGATCATCGACGGGCGGCAGACCCCGGTGTGCGAATTCCTGGACGGGAAGATCCTCCGCCCGGACACCGAGGACACCAACGCGCTGACGCCCTCGAACCACTTCAACTGCCGCTCGATCCTGATCCCGGTGACCAAGGACGAGGGGCCCGTGACCTTCATCACAGCGGGCCAGATCGGGCGGGCGCTGGAACTGAAACAGAAGGGGTTCTGACCGTGACCCCGAACGTGCTGGTCTCGCTCGAGGCGCTCCGGGCGGCCTTCCGGGGGATGCGGCTGGAGCGCGCCGGCCCCGGTCGGTCCGGCAACCTGGTCCCGCGGCCCGAGCCGGTCCACTTCAACGCCCCATGCCGGCTGGAGCGAATGGGGGACCCGCCACAGGAGCGCGTCACCCTGGATCGGTTCGGAGACCACTGCCCGGTGGAAGCTATCCGAGAGACCATGCAAGTCCACATGGGGGAACCAATCACGGTGATTCGGGAGATCGCGCTCCCGCACCGGGCCGAGGACTGCCCCATTTGCCGGGAGATCGCCCCGAGCTACAGGATCCTGCCGAATTACCTGGTGGGCGTGGCGCTGGCGCCGAGCGTGGACGGGGTCGTCCCGGTGGCGCTGAGCTCCCTGTGGCCGATGATCGTAGGCTCCTCCTGGCCGGCGGGGGAGAGGCCACCAGCGGTGAGCTACACGGGCGGCGAGAATGGCGCCCTGGAGGCGATCCGGCTGGCGGGGGAACGGCCGAACGAAGGCCTGGCAGCCCAGTACCGGCCGGTCGAGGGCCCGACGGCGACCTGCAGCGCCTGCCCGGCGTTGGTGGCACCCGAGGAGCTCTGGGTCGGGAAGAAGTCCGGGATCGCCCTGTGCGAGCCCTGCATGACCAAATGGGAGAAGGCCGGGCGAGCCCGGCGGACGGGGGAGTTCTAATGGCGCTAGTTGCCCGATCCGGAACCAGCTCCGGAGCCCGCTCCAATCCCAGCCCCAGTGGTCTATAGCCTGCAGATCGTGGACGACAAGGGCAATGTGGTCGGGAAGGTGCGGCTGGAGTGAAAAGGGGGGACGGACAATGACCATCAGGGCCACTATGAGAATGCTGATCTTCCTCGGGCTCCTGATTGCCATTCGTGCCGAGGCGGCGACGATCCTGCTCAACGAGGGGTTCGAATCGGCGGCCTGGCAGGCCAACTGGACGTCGTTCGAGTATCCGGAGAACATGACGATCACCACGCACATTCCGAACTCGGGCCATCAGCTCCAGGTTCGGGTACCGCTCGGCGAAGACGATGGTGCGGCCGTCATCTGGAGGTTCGCCGCCAAGGGCTACGCCCCGCCCGACGAGGCCTGGCTTCGCTTCTACGCCTGGTTCGACAACTCCTGGACGAGCAGCCCGGCGCGCGATTATCTCGCAAGCCTACCAGGCTACGCCGGCCAGGGATGGGCCGTGTATATGTATAGCAACTCCTCCGCGGGGGTCGGTTTCCGCATCCACCATCTCGGCAACCCGGGCGGGGAACTCATCCCCTGGGGCTACGCGCTGCAGCGAAACCAGTGGTACGCCTTCGAGTTCCGGGTGAAGCTGAACACACCGGGGCAGGCGAACGGGATCGTCCAAGGGTGGCTCAACAACGCCCTGATCTTCAACCGGGGCAACTTCGCGTTTCGCACCGACCTCTCCGTGAAGGTGGACACGATGTGGGGCGGCGTCTACACCGCGCCGGGCACGGTCGCGGACCGGAACATGACCCTCTACCTCGACGCCATCACGATCGCGCCCGACCAGATTTGCCAATCATGCGCGCCACCGCCTGCGCCAGCGCCTCCGCCTCCGTGCCAGTGTCCGTAAGGAGGCCCCATGACGATCCAAGAGCGGTGGTGGGCCTGGAAAGATCGACGTCGGCGGGCGCAGACCGAGGCGGGCGCGCTGGCGGCCGGCCGATTCGTGCTCTACATCAGCATCTACGGGCGGCGCACGCCGATCTGCTTCGTGCCGAGGGAGGACGAGGCCGCGACCTTCCTCCGGCAGTTCGTGATCCCATGGGCCTTTGGCAGCGGCGGGGTCTTCTCCCACCAGGGGCCGTGGGTGAGCCCGGGCGGGCCCCGCGCGGTTCGGGCGCCCCACATTGAGGTCCTCCGGCACCGGGACATCCTGGGGGTGGAGATGCTGGCGCCGGACGACGCCTACCGGGAGCGGCTCGACCGGATCCTCCACCTGGGGGTCGCGGAGGAGCGCGCGCGCCAGGAGGCCGAGCAGGTGGTCGCCCAGGCCGGGCACTTCACGCGGACGATGCAGGCGATGGTGGAGGCCCACAGAGCCGTGGAACGGGGGGATCAGGATCCGAAGGGATCGGGGTAGGGAGGAGGGGAACCATGGGCAGCCCACGCAGAGAGGGACGGGGGGTACGGCCGAAGGGGGGGTACCAGCCAGCGGAGACGGACCAGGGAAGCCCGCCCCAGAGCGGGAGTGTGGTGGCGCCGGCCCAAAACACGGCAGGATCAGCGGTCCCCGTGGGCGATGCCGTCCAGGTGGAGGTCACCCGGACCGAAGCGCCGGCGCCCCCGAAGAAGAAGGTCTACATGTGCTACGGCCACCCGGGGATTACCCGGGAAATCCGTGTCGAGGACGTCGCGCTGAACGGCCCGCCGTTCTGTACCCAGTGCGGGATCCGCATGGCGGAGGACATCACGGGGAAGCTATGACGGTCATCTGCGAGGCCTGCGGGACCACCTACGACGACACATACCGGCTGACCTTCTGCCCCCACGAGGCCTTCGAGATGCGGGCAGTGGCCAGCCGGGGAGACCAGGTCAAGGTCTGCACGACGGTCGAGGAGCTGCTCGAGTTCATGCGCTAGTCGCGGGGGTTCGACGATGGGGAACGCGGCGGCGGGGAAGGTCAGGCTCTACAAGGCGAAGGAGACCGTCGAGATCCTGGGGATCGAGGTGTTCGCCACCGGCGTCCACAACGGCGACACCTACGACGTGGCCGACCTCGAGCAGATGGTCGGCGCCGCCGACAAGGTCGGCTTCGAGGCGCCGCTCAAGCTCGGGCACATGGAGGACGACGACACGGCCGCGCTCCTGAAGAAGGAGGGGATGCCGGCCTTCGGGTGGGTGCGGAACCTCCGGGTCCAAGGGAAGAAGCTCCTGGCCGACTTCATGGAGGTGCCCAAGCGGCTGGCCGACCTCATCAAGAAGGGCGCCTACCGCCGGGTGAGCGCCGAGATTTATTGGAACTTCCAGAAGGGCAAGGACGTTTTCCCCCGGGTGCTCAAGGCGGTCTCGCTCCTGGGGGCCGAGATCCCGGCCGTCACGGACCTGGCCGGGATCGAGGCGCTCTACAAGAAGCTCGGCCTCGAGGCGAAGGGCAAGGACGAGGCAGGCCACGAGTTCCGCACCTACATGGGCGAGGCTTGGGGCGGCCTGCAGCTGAAGCGCAAGGAGGACGTCGCCTACCGGCTCTCGGACGGCACCCTCGAGCGGTGCGGGACCTGCCGCTTCTACCTGGGCAACGCCGAGCTCGGGGCCGTCGGGGCCTGCACCCTGGTCCACGGGGAGATCGCGGCTGAAGGCATCTGCGACCTGTACGAGGCGCGGGAGGCGTATCTCTTCCCGGGCGGCGTCGAGGAGGGCGAGGCGGAGGCGGCCCGCGGCAAGAAGAAGAAGGCGCCACGGACTTACACGATCGAGAAGCGTGGCGACAAGTGGTGCCTGATCGCCCAGGGGAGCGGGGAGACCCTGGGCTGCCACCCGACCGAGGGCGAGGCCCAGGCCCAGGAGGCGGCGATCAAGGCCAAGAAGGGGGGCTACGGCCAGGACGAGCGGCTCGTGCTCTGGATGAGCCGGGAGGCGGTGGCCCGCGCCTGCCCGGCGTGCGCGGAGAAGATGGCCTTCGCGGGGATCCGGGCCCTGAAGGTCACCTACGACCCGGCGACCAAGCTCTACGCCGGCTTCAGCGAGGGGCTCTGCACGAAGTTCAGCCCGGGGGAGGGGTTCCGGACCCGGTGCATGGAGTCGAGTGTCGGGCAGGCGGCCGACGAGCCTGGGGCGATGTGCAACTCGCTGAAGACGTGGTGCTTCGACAACGGGTACCTGGAGAGCAAGGAATCGGAAGGCCAGGGGGCGAAGGCCCATGGCAAAACGGCCGGCGCCGCCGGCGCTGCCCATCCCCCAGTGGGTGAAGGGGCACGTGAGATGGAGCCCAAGGACAAGGAGATCGCGGAGTTGAAGGCCAAGGTCACGGAGCTGGAGACCAAGCTCACCAGCCAGCGCGCCAACGAGTCCGCCCTCACGATGGAGCTGCCAGCCCTCAAGCAGCAGCTCACCGAACTCCAGGAAGAGAACCGGAAGATCCGGGCGGACCGCAGGAGCGACCGGATCAAGACGTTCGTGGCGGACCTGGTCCGCCAGAAGCGGATCGTCCCGGCGATGGCCGGGGAGGTAACCCGAGACCTCGAGCACTGCGACGACGCCAAGGTGATCACCTTCCAGCTCGAGGGGAAGGACATCAAGCAGACGCAGCTCGAGGCCCGCATGGCGTTCTACGGGAAGCTGCCGGTGCAGGGGCAGTTCGTGGAGAAGGAACTCACCCGCGGCGAGGGCAGCGGACACGCGGAGGGCGCCGAGGACACCGCGGACATCAAGGCGGACGTCCACCGGAAGGTGGTCAAGTACCAGAACGAACACGGCGGCCCGACGAAGATGGAGTACAAGGCGGCGTTCGAGGCGATCATGGCCGCCGATCAGGACCTCAAGGAGCGGTACGCACTGGCGGGGCGCTAGGCGCTCAGCCCGACCGTCTGATACTGCCCGAAGTGGCGCCATAGGACCCAGACATGGCCGAGAAGGGGATCATCGCCCTGCCCCACGCGCTGGTGGCTGGCGCCGACCTGAGTGCGGCCCAGTACGCGCCGGTGGCGATTGACGCCAACGGCGAGGTCGTGCTGGCGAACGTCGCCGGCGACAACTACATCGGCGTGGTGGAGGGAAAGCACAAGCTCGACGACCACTGCACCCTCACGTTCCACGGGGTGACCAAGGGCCGTGTGGGCAACGCCGTCGCCCCGGGGGACTACCTGACGGTGCAGTCGGGGTTCTTCATCAAGGGGAACAAGGGGACGTTCAACGCCTCCCTGTGGACGAACCAGGGCTCGCTCACCAAGCTGGTGGCCCAGAGCCTGGTGACCGTGGGATCCGGCGGGATCGCCACGATCCACGCCTTCCCGCACCCGACGATGGTGGCGAGCGCCTGAACCGCCGTCTGGCCGAGTGCCGATAAGGGACCTGAGCGATGCGAGTCGTGAAGCTCGTGAACCCGGACGGCTCGATCACCGAGCTGCGCCGGTACGACGCGACGGGGCGGGACCTGCACATCGACGGCCCGCTCAGCAACATCCTGATCAACTACCGGCCCGGCGGGTTCATCGCCGACCGGATCTTCCCGGAGGTGCCGGTCGGGAAGCAGTCCGATCTGTACTTCGAGTTCACGCAGGGAGACCTCTGGCGGATCCCGAACACGGTTCGCGCCCCGCTGACCGCCGCCAAGCGGGTGGACCTGAACGTCGCCAGCGCGACCTTCTTCTGCCGCAACTACGCGCTGGCCACCGGGGTCAGCCTCGAGGACGCGGTGAACGCGGACGAGGTGCTGGCCCTGCGGGAGAACAAGTCCCGCTTCCTGAAGGACCTGCTCAACCTGGACTGGGAGAACCGGGTGGCGGGGATCGTGGTCAACACCAGCAACGTGAACACCTTCGCGCTGGTGAGCAGCACCTGGAATGACCGGACCAACGCCGACCCGATCAAGGACATCGACCTGGCGATCGAGCGGGTGCGCGACGTCACCGGGTACCGGCCGAACCGGGCAGTCTTCGGCTGGAAGGCGTGGAAGGACTTCCGCCGGAACGCGAACGTCAGAACGCTCCTCTTCCCGGCCGCCGGTGGAGGGGCCGGAGCCGGCTTAGTGACCTTGCCCCAGGTCGGTCAGCTCTTCGACTTCAGCTCCGTCGACATCGGCGGGGTCATGCGGAACACCGCCGCCGAGGGGCTCTCCATGACCCTGGCGGACATCTGGGGGCCGCACGTGCTCGTGTACTACTCCCCGGAGCGGGCGTCGAAGGAAACGCCGGCCTACGGCTACTCCTTCCGGTGGCGCCGGCCGGGGATCCCGGACATGGCCGTGGAGGACCTCGGGTACGACAAGGTGCTCAAGGGCGAGATGATGGAGGTCGGGTACTACCAGGACGAAAAGATCGTGTCGAACAAGCTCGCCACGATTCTTGCGTCGGTGACCACGGGCTAGTTAGCTAACCGACTAGCCAGTTCGCAAGCCAACAAGCCTGCCGGTCCGCCGGGGTGCCCTGGCCTTCAGGTCTGCCCGCCGGGCCAGCAGGGTCTGCCGGATCCCCCGCGGGTGGTCCCGGCCTACGGTCCCGCCCGTGGGCCCGGCAGACGCTAAGAGGAAACCGCATGTCTCCGCTCCCGATCGCGCACCGCGGGCTCTGGTGGCCGGAGACGAAGCACCAGAACAACTCGAACGCCTTCTGGGCCGCGGTGAAGGCGGGCTACGGGATCGAGCTCGACATCCGCCTCTGGGGAGGCAAGGACCTCGTGATCCAGCACGAACCAGGGGACCCGACCCTGCTCCTGAGCGCGGAGATGACCTCGCTCTTCACGGCGCCCCTCCTGGCGTGGAACCTGAAGATTGTCAGCGCAGCAGAACCTCTCGTGGAGTTCATTCGGAGGCACGGGATGGCTGACCGTTCCGTCGTTTTCGATCATGAGCTGATGCTCGAGGGGACCGACTGCGGGCCGATGGACACGGGCAAGTACATGGTGAATATCGAGTGCCCCGGGATCATGACGCGGGCCTCTGACCGGGAGGACGAGCCCCTGTACCTCGCCCTGTCCGCGATCGGCCAGGGCGTCTGGCTGGACGCCTTCGAGCGGGACTGGGTCACGGCCGACACGATCCGGACCGTCCACGCCGCCGGAAAGTCCGCCTACGTGGTGAGCCCGGAGCTACACGGGCGGCCCCTGGACCTGGGGCTCTGGAAGGCGTGGGGGGAAGCCGACGGGATCTGCACCGACTTCCCGCACCTCCTGGAGGCCCTGCAGGGCGGCGGCGCCCTGGAACCCGTGGACCCATGGTGGGGGCCATGATCCAGCCGGCCCAAGCGACCGCTCTGGAACTCCTCCAGGCCCTCTTCCCGGAGGAGCGCCGGTTGAGCGGGTCGGAGACCGCAGCCTGGCTGCACGCCCGGGCGCTGGAGATCAGCGACACGGGGCTCTGCGTGGACGTCGGGGCCTGGTGCGGGTGGACCGCGTGCGCCATGGCCATGGCCGGGCCGACCGTCCTGGCCGTGGACACCTTCCGGGCCAGCGACCGCTGGGTCCAGGAGGGGGGCCAGCTGGGCCGGATCGGGGGGAAGCGGGAGGGGACCCTCGACTGCTACGCCCACCAGGTGGCCCGGGCGACCATAGCCCTGGGTGGTCGGATCGTGGCCGTCCAGGGGCGTAGCCTCGAGGCGGCCCAGGCGATGGCCGAGCTCTCGGCCGATCTGGTCTTCCTGGACGCCGACCATTCCCGGGCGGCCGTGGCCGCCGACGTGGCCGCCTGGCACGCCATCGTGAAGCCCCGGGGGATCCTCTGCGGGCACAACTGGGGCATCGGGGAGGTCCAGGAGGCCGTGGGGGCGGTGCTGACCGCGCTCCGCTGGCCCATGCCGGAACTGGGCCCCGACCAGCTCTGGTGGACGAGGCGCCCATGAGGCTGGAGGAGGTGGCCGAGAGGATGATGGCCCGGAACGCTATGGCCGTGACCGCCGACCAGGTGGACCTGCTCGCCAGGACGACCGACGCGGAGATCCAGGGCTACGCACGCGCCTGCCGGGAGTACTGCGAGGCCATCCCGACGGAGAACCTAGTCGGGAACTTGCCGGGACAAATGGCGCTCCACCACCTGGTGGTCCAGCCGGCCCTCCACGAGCTTAGGTTCGGGGACCGAGTGCTCGACTTCGCCTGCGGTATCGGCCGGATCACAGCACTCGCCCTGCATACCGTGGACTCCGACATCGGGAAGGCTGGGCACGTTGTCGGGGTGGACGTGAGCCGGATCGCCCTGGCCCGGGCGACCCAGATCGTGCCGGGGGCGACCTTCGTGGCCATCCCCGGCGACGGAAGCCTGCCCTTCCCGCCCGAGTCCTTCGACGCGGTGGTCTCCACGATCGCCCTGCAGCACCTCCAGTTCTTCCCCGTCCGGCACCGCTACTTCCAGGAGTTCGCCCGGGTGCTCCGGCCGGAAGGCCGGCTGCTGGTCCAACTGAACGCGGACGACTCAGGGAAGCACGTCCGATGGTTCGAACGGGGGGACCCGAGCTCCTACGCCGGGCCGGGGGACGTCGTCTGCAATGAGGAAGAGATCGGGGCCTACCTCCCCCTGGTCGGCTTCGCCCAGCAGAAGGTCTGGCGGACGGAGATGGATACGACGGCAGTGTCCTGGGATCGGCGCGAGCGCGGGCGGCCGGATGGGTGGCTGTGGGTCCACGCACGCCGGCGGCCGGGCCCGTGAGCGGCGAGGGTGAAGCCGTGCAAGGCCCCAGTCCCGGGTGGATGCCCGCGCAAGCAGTACCTGACGGGCCTCTGTTCGGGACACTACCAGCGGGCGCGCCTCGACCGGCCGATCGACACGCCCCTGAAGTCCCGGCGGACGACGCCGGGGCCGGCTCCGAAGCAGCCGCCGCCGCCGCCCAGGATCCCTGGACGGTGCGACCGCTGCGGATGCCGGCTGCGAGAGGCGAACCGCGGGAGGTTCTGCTGGCCATGCGAGCACGCCCCCGCGGGGAAGACCGCGCCCACGGATCGGGACGTGGTGCGGGCCATCAAGGCGCGGAGGCCGCCCCTCGAGGGGGAGTCGTGAAGTGACCCAGCACCTCGCATGGGACCTGGACGGGGTGCTGGTGGACATGGACGCCCCCCACCGGATCGCGCTGAACCGGGCCCTGCAGCCGCGGGGGACCACGATCAGCATGGAGGAGCACGTGGCCTGGGCGAAGGGCCTCCCGACCCGGGTGAAGCTGGCCGCGCTGGTGAAGGCCCGGCGGATCCGGGAGGAGGACGTGCCCGGGATTGCGGCCGAAAAGCAGCGGTTCACCCTGGAGGCGATCCTCGGGGCCTGCAAGCCCGACCCGGAGAAGGTGGCGCTCCTCCGGGGCCTGAAAGGGGCCGGGGTCCGGATGTGCGTCTGCAGCAACGCGGTCCGGCAGAGCGTGGAGCTGATGGTGGACCTGGCGGGCATCTTCCCCTTCGTGGAGTTCGTCCTCTCGAACGAGGACGTCCGACGGCCGAAGCCCCACCCGGAGATCTACCAGGTGGCGGCGGCGCGCCTGGGGGTGGACCCGCTCCTGATGACCGTCGTGGAGGACTCGCCCCCGGGGCAGCAGGCGGCGCTCGCCGCGGGGTGCCGGCTGATCGCCGTGACCGGGCCGTGGGAGGTCACGCGGGCCCTCCTGCCGGCCATCATGGAGGGGCTGCCCGCAGGGAGGGGAGCCTGAATGCACCTGATCATCCCCATGGCCGGCGCTGGCAAACGCTTCCGCGAGGCGGGCTACACGACCCCGAAGCCGTTCATCCGGATCGGCGGCAAGTCCATGATCGAGTGGGCGCTGGAGCCGGTCCCTCCTTGGTGGCAGATCCATCCCGTGGCGCTGGACGAGCACCGGCTTCTGGTCGAGCGCTTCTTCCCGCGGCCGGGCACCGCGCGCTTCAGCTTCCTCCCGGGGCCGACCCAGGGAGCGGCCTGCACCGTGCTGGCCGTAGCGCTTGCCCTCCCGCCGGAGGAGCCCGTGGCCGTGATGAACGCCGATCAGTGGTTCCAGGCGGACCTGGAGGCGCTGCAGGAGCAGGCGCTCGCGGAGCGGTGGGACGGGTACATCCTCACCTTCCGCGGCGAGGGGGAGCGCTGGAGCTACGTCCGCGAGGTGGATGGATGGGTGACTGAGGTCCGGGAGAAGCAGGCGATCTCCAACCAGGCCACCGTCGGCTTTTACTGGTGGCGGCGCGCCCAGGACCTGGTGGACGCCTGCTGCATCCTGATCGCCCAGAACCACCGGACGAAGGGGGAGTTCTACCTGGCACCCAGCTACAACGAGCTGATCGAGCGGTACCAGGCGAAGGTCAAGGCCGTCGAGGCCGAGTGCTTCTACGGTCTCGGGACGCCGGAGGACGTCGAGGCCTTCGGCGGCATGTTGACGGCGGTCCAGGAGGGCGCGATCCGGGCGCCGTGGGCTGTGGAGCGAGTGTGAAGGACCTCCTGGCCTTCATGGAGCGGGTGGACAGGGCCGTGGAGGGGATCCTCGTGGCGCGGGAGGAGCATCCCCGGGAGCTCCCCGGGCGGCAGCCCTGGATGGGCCCCCGCTACGTGGTCCCCGGCTTCGGGTCGCCGATCTCCATCTTCAAGGCCGAGGGCGTGGCCCTCTACGCGCTCGCGCGCGAGCTCCGGCCCGAGGTGATCGTGGAGATGTATTCGGGGACCGGGTACTCCGCGCTCTGGCTCGCCGGCGGGGCACCCGAGGCCGCGGTCTACTCGATCGACGATTACAGTGAGGGGGGGACGAAAGACGCCGGCTGGGCGGCGGTCCTATCGCTTTCGGAGCGGATGGAGTTGTCGAATCTCCACTACTGGCGCGGCGAGGCCTCCGAGCTCGGCCCCGCGCTCGAGGGCGACCTCGCCGATCTCCTCTTCTGCGACGGGCCCGCCGACATCCGCTACGCGAAGCCGCACGCCGTCGTCGTCCGGCACGACAACCCGCCCTTCGAGGGCCGGAAGGGCTTCCGCCTGCTCGGCAGTTCGCACTTCACGGTCCATTGCCCGCCCGGGGACGCCGCCCGGCTGATCACCGCGATCGAGGTCGCGCTCTTCGCCACCATGGAGATCCCGGCCGAGAGCGTCCTCACGGAGGTCTTCTGATGCACGTCCTCGTCGGCGCGGTCTCCCGGCACGGCCCCGACCGGAACCCCCTCCTGAAGCGCCTGGTCGAGTCGCTCACCAAGGTGGACCCGGGGATCCCGGCCGTGATGCAGTTCGAGATCGGGGAGGAATTCACCAAGACCGAGAAGCGTCAGCGCCTCTTCGTGTCCGCCCGCTTGCGGAACGCCCCCTTCTGCTGCGTCCTGGAGGATGACACGGAAATCATCCAGGCGGGGTGGCTGAAGGCGCTGGTCAACACCGCCCTCCATGTGGACGGGGCCGGGATCGTGAACCCACTGGAGAGCAAGGACGGGGCGACCATCCTAAACCCCCAGGCGAAGGGCCGGATCATCGAGGCCCCGAACCTCTTCGGGTTCTGCATGCTCTACAACCTCGCGTGGGAACCCCGGTGCGACCCGCGGATCACCTTCCTGGACGACCTGGCCATGTGCCTCCAGTGCCGGGCGGCCGGGTACCGGCTGGTACTCTGCGGGGGCGCCACGGTCCGGCACAGCAAGGAACCCTTCCTCCGGGACGACAAGCCGCCCTGGCAGCAGAAGGACCGGGACCGCTGGGGGGAGGGGAACGCCTACTACGACGAGGGCGTCTTCACGGCCCAGCGGGTCCGGGAAGCGGCGATCCTCCTGCAGGACTATGGGGACATGGCGGAGATGGTCATGCCCCCGGAGCTGCTCAAGCCGGCTGCAGAACTCCTCTGGCGGCGGGAGCACCCGACGCTCGAGTACCGGCACGAGCCACCGGATCCGGAGCGGCTGGGAAAAGTCGCCCAGGTGGTGGGCGCGTCGTGAGGTGGGAGTCCTGCCCGCGCTGCGGGGGGGACCACGTGACGGTGTTCGTGGTGGACGAGCGCGAGCTTGACGCGAGCCTGAACCTGATGGTGAGCGTCGCCCGGGAGGACAACAGGCGCAGCGTCCTTCCTGGGGTCTCCCTCCGGACCGAGCTGATCGACCTGGAGTGCTTGGACTGCGACCACCGCTGGAGGGGGTGAGGCCGTGACCATCTGGTGCGACCGCTGCCAAGCCTTCGGCCACGCCGCAGAATGGCACGCCTTCTCGTACCGCCGGTGGTGGCTGCGGAACCTGTGGTCGTGGGGAACGCGCAGAAGGAAGCGTGGATGATGATCGACGTCCTGATCCCGACGCGGAACGCCCCAGAGAGTCTCTGGCTCTGCTTGGCCCATTACTGGGCCTTCGGCTGCCGAGACAAGCTCGTGGCGTCGACCGTGCTCCTGGACAACCGCTCGACCGACCCGCGCATCCCGGAGATTCTCGCGGTCGCCCAGCAGATGCCCCGCCACCAGGTGATCCGGCACGACCGGAACGTCGGGGTCTGGTGCTCGGTGAACCGGGGCCTGGCCCTGAGCCGATCCGAGCTGGTCCTGGTGCTCACCGCGGACGTCCTCCTCGGGGTCGCGGTCCTGCCCCTCCTCGTGGAGGTGCAGCGGCGGACCCGGATGGCCTTCCTCGGCCCGGAGACCGTCACCGGGCTCGGCCAGGTCGCGGCGCTGGCCACGCAGGGCGCGACGCCCGTCTCCCTCGAGACCGGGTACAACGGGAGCTGCTGGCTGATGGACTGGCCGCGGCTGCGGGAGGCGGTCGGATGGTTCGACCCGCGCTTCTACGTCTGCTTTGGGGACACGGACTACGTGGAGCGCCTCCGGATCGCGGCCGCCGGGGATCCCCTGCTGGAGCCCGCGGTGGTCAAGGGGATCCGGACGTGCCACCTGGACAAGCAGAGCCGGCGGGCCGACGGGGACGCCGGGCAGGACACGGAGGTCGAGCTGCGCGACGGGGCCCGATTCCGCGAGAAGTGGCGGGACAGCCCCGCGGTCCTGGCCCGGCACCCGGAACTGCCCCGGGAGGCCTACATGGCCTTCAAGGACCGGGACCTGGGGGGATGGGAGGAGGCAAGGGTGCGATGAAGAGATGCGCCCATTGCAAGACCGAGAAACCGATGGGCGACTTCTACCCGGTGCCGGTCACGCGATCCAGGGACGGGCGCTACTCTTGGTGCAAGGACTGCACGGCGCAGATGACCCGGGAGGTTTACGGCCCGGCGACCTATCAACGGATGAGGCTTCGCGTCCTAAGCCATTACTCCGGCGGCGCCCCCGCGTGCCGATGCTGCGGCGAAGATCGGCTCGAATTCCTCGCCCTTGACCATATCGACGGGAACGGCAATGAGCATCGGCGCTCGTCTGGAGTGGGCCGTGGCGGAGCCAGGGCTTACCGCTGGGCGATTCGGAACGGCTTCCCCCCGATCTTCCGAGTGCTCTGCCACAACTGCAACATGGCGATCGGCTTCTACGGCGAATGCCCGCACGAGCGGGAAAGAAGTGCCCTTGTGGCCGCCAAAAACATCGCGTGAACCCTGAGCGCCTACGCTGGACATTTTTCGTAGATGGCATGAGTTTCGACGGCGCCGCCCCCGAGCTGAAGTCCCTCGGCGGATCCGAGACCGCTGGGCTCCACCTGGCTCGGGCGCTGGTCGCCCGGGGCCACGAGGTCCACCTCTTCTGCCGGACGGACAAGGAGGCCGCCTACGACGGGGTCCGGTACCACGGGATCCAGCACTACATCGAGTGGACCACCAATGTCACCCACGACGTCGCGGTCGTCCAGCGCGTCCCCCATCCGCTGACCCTCCCGATCGCCGCCCCGGTCCGGCTCCTCTGGGTCCACGACCTGGCACTGAAGCGCACGGCCGACCCCATGCGGGGGATCCTCTGGGCGTGTGACCGGGTCATGGTCCTCTCTCAGTTCATGAAGCGCCAGTACCAGAACGTCTACGGCTTGCCGGACAGCGCCCTCCACGTGACCCGGAACGGGATCGACCTCCGGATGCTCGAGGCGGCGCCCGGGCCGCCGGAGGGCACCCGGGACATGAAGGCGCTGGTCTTCACCGCGCGCCCCGAGCGGGGGATGGACATCCTGCTCGAGGACACCTTCCCGCGGCTCCTGCGGGAGGACCCGGAACTGCGCCTGTACCTCGCGGGCTACGCCAACTACCCGGACTTCCTCCGGCCCCTCTACGACAAGTGCCAGCGCCTGATCGACCGTTTCGCCGGCCGGGTGCGGCACCTGGGGCCGTTGAGCAAGCAGGACCTCTACAAGCTCTACAAGACCGCCGCCCTCTACATCTACCCGACGGACTTCGAGGAGATCAGCTGCATCACGGCGATGGAGTGCATGGCGGTCGGCCTCCCGATTGTCGCCTCGGACCTGGCGGCCCTGACGGAGACCGTCTCCCCCGGGGCCGGCGTCCTGGTCGGCCACCCGTCTGAGCCCGGGAAGGCGCTCAAGGAGCTCGGCGTGGGCGGCGCCGTGGCCCAGGCGGACGGCTCCTGGCGGATGCCAGGGATGGAGCTCTTCGATCCGCAGAAGGGCGCCCGGAGCCCGTACTACCAGGAGGTCTTCGTGCGAGCCTGCCTGCGCCTGCTCCGGGACCCGGAGGCCTGGGCGGCGGCGTCCCGGGCCGGCATGGAAGCCGCCAAGGCCCTGGACTGGGATGGGGTGGCGGCGGAATGGGAGGCCCTGGTGGGGGGCCTGGTCAAGGAGGAGGCGCTGGCGCATGCCTGATCCACACACGCTGGTTCACTCCTACCTCCCCGAGACCCTCCAGGATCCCAGGCTTGCCGAGATCCGGGCCCTCCTTTGGGCCGACCAGCCACTGGCCGCCAGGACGGCCCTGGCGGGGCTCAGGGCCACGGAACCCTCCCTCCCCGGCCTGGAGGGCCTGGAGCTGGAGCTGGAGGACTGGCTGGCCCACACCGCCAGCCCGGAGGCCTACAGAGCCTTCTACCAGGGTCACCGCCGGGTCCACCTCCCCGCCGAGGCGATCCCCCGGCGGCACGAGCAGATCCCGCGGCTGGCCAGGATCCGGACCTGGATGGCGGCCAAGCCCCCGGCCCGGATCCTGGACCTGGGCTGCTTCGACGGGTTCGCCCTCCTGAACCTCTGCCACGCCTTCGGGGCCACCGGCATGGGCGTGGACGTGGACCGGGAGGCCATGGCCCACGCCGCCAGGAGCGCGGAGACCCTGGGGATCCAGGCGGCCTTCGTGTCGAGCCTCCTGGAGGACTTCGGGATCGGGGAGGTCTTTGACGCGGTGCTCCTGATGGAAGTTCTGGAGCACGTCCTGGATCCCAGTGCCGCGCTGGCCGCGGCCGAGCGCCACCTGGCGCCAGGCGGCCGCGTCTACCTGACCACCCCAGCCAGCCCGGTGCCCCATGAGGGGAACGCCCATGAGGCCCGGGAGCACCTCCGCTGTCTGGCCGAGGAGGACGTCCTGGGTCTCCTGGGGGAGCGGGCGGTGGACGGCCACGAGATCCTGGACGCCGGCGCCCACCGGGAGCGGGTCCTGTGCTACCGGCGCCCCCGGACGGCCTTCGTCGTGAACCCGGTCGGGACCGGCTGGACCCCCGAGGATCCCCGGACCTTCCGGGGGAGCGAGGAGGGAGTCATTGAGCTGGCCCGGACCCTGGCCGGGGCCGGGCATGAGGTCGAGGTCTTCCACAACCCCCCCGAGGGGGCCCCGGCCCCCCCCGGCCCGGTCCGGTACCTCCCCCACGCGGCCTTCCGGCCGGACGAGCCCCGGGACGTCGTGGTGGTGGTCAAGTGGCCCCAGGCCCTGGACCGCCCGATCGCGGCCCGGCGGGTGCTCTACTGGACGGCCGACCCGAACGGCCCCGAGGACCTCACGCCGACCCGCCTCGAGCGGATCCACCGGATCATGGCCATCTCCCCCTGGCACAACCACGAGTTGAGGAAACTCAACCCCGGGTTGCAGGAGGAGAAGGTGGCCACGGTCCCCTTCGGCGTCCCGGACGGGATCCTGGCGGCCACGCGGGACCCCTGGCGGCCGCCGCACCGGATGGTCTACGCGAGCTCCCCGGACCGCGGCCTGGCCTTCCTCCTGGACCACTGGGCGGAGATCCGGGAGCGGGTCCCGGACGCCGAGCTGCACGTCTGGCACGACTGGTGGCTCTTCGACCAGATCACCGCGGGGAACCTCGAGGCGGCCCGGTGGAAGGGGGACCTCCTCCAGCGGCTCGCCCAGCCCGGGATCACGCTGCGGCCGGGGGGCCTCCCGGACGACCCCACGCCCTACCTCGAGGCGGCCGTCTGGGCGTACCCCTGCACCGGGGGGGAGCGCTTCTGCCTGGTGGCCGTGAAGGCGCAGCGCCTCGGGGCGATCCCGGTCGTCGTCCCGACCATGGCCCTCCGGGACACCGTCCGCCACGGCGTGCGGGCCGGGGACCACGCGGTCTACGTCGACTGCCTGACCGCCACCCTCCTGGACGAGGAGGGCCAGCACGCCCAGCGCGAGGCCATGCTCGCCGACCCCGAGGCGGCCCTCTCCTGGGCGGAGATCCACCGCCGGCACTGGCGGCCCGAATGGTTGGAGGCCCTCCACGCCTGGACGCCGGCGCTCCCCGCGGCGAAGCCGTCCCTGAAGCGGCAGACCCTCTCGGCCTGCTTCATCACCTTCAACTCGGAGGCCCTCTTCATCCGGGCGCTCCAGAGCGTCCGGGAACTGGCCGACGAGATTATCGTGGTGGATCAGGGGTCTACGGATCGGACGATCGAGCTCGCCCGGGCCTTCGGCGCGAAGATCCTGGAGGAGCGGCCGCCCCACTGGTGCCTGCCCTGCGGCAAGGCCATGCCCTCCGAGCACTTCGCGGAGGTCGCCCATGAGCCTTTCGGCTTCGAGGGCCCGCGCAACACCTCTGTCCAGGCGGCCGGCTGCGACTGGATCCTGTGGCTGGACACGGACGAGGAGCTCCTCCGCCCCAACAACCTGGCGAAGTACCTCCGGCGGAACTGCTACAACGGCTACGGCGTCCGGCAGCACCACTTCTCGGCCGTGCCCCCGAACGCCTTCAAGCCGGATCTGCCGATCCGGGTCTTCCGGAACGGGCTCGGGATCCGCTTCTTCGGGAAGATCCACGAGCACCCGGAGACCGCGATCAACCACAGCGTGACGCCCTGCCTCCTCCTGAGCGACCTGGACATCGCGCACGACGGGTACCTGGTCGAGGAGGTCCGGCGGAAGAAGTTCGCCCGCAACATCGGGCTCATGGTCGCGGACCGACGGGCCTACCCGGAGCGGACCCTCGGGAAGTTCCTCTGGCTCCGGGACCTCATCCACCTGTCCCGCTACAAGCTGGAGCAGAGCGGGGGCCGGATCACCGCGGAGGTCCTGGCCCACTGCGAGGAGGCCGTGGCCCTCTTTGAGAAGGAGTTCATCGGGGACATGACCCTCTACGCGCGGGACGGGCTGGACTACTACTCGGAGGCCCTCCGGATCCTGAACCGTGGGTTCGAGGCGGCGTGGGCAGCAGGCGCCGGGCCCAGCGGGGCGGCGAATACGGGGGAGGTCATGCGCGCGCGGTTCTCGTCCGTGGAGAACTGGCAGAAGGTCCTCCAGAGCCAGACCCGGGCGCTGGTGGATCCCTTCACGGGGCGGTACGTGTAGATGCAGGACGAACAGGTCTTCGCCAGTATGACCGCCGAGGCGCTGAAGTTCCCGTATCTGATCGAGGCCCATACCGTCCGGTGCCCCCAGTGCAACACCGTGCTGGGGGAGTACCTCTTCGGGGTGGCGAAGTTCACCTGCCGACGCTGCAAGTGGGGAGGGCTGATCATCCGCACCGGGCCGACGATGATGAAGAGCTCGGTGACGATCCGGACCGGGGACTACCGGCCAGACCGACACGACCCGCGGTCCTAACCGCGCCCCGATGCCCGCGTGGCTTGAGGGAACTGCGATGAAGGAGTTTCTCGGTGAGAGCTTGGTGGGCCAGCCGATCAGCCCGCCGCAGATCCTACTGAAGGGCATCTGGCGCAAGGAGATCACCCGAGCGAACCCCGCCGGCGGGTACTTCCCCCCGAGCGAGGTGGAGGAAGGCAACCTCGTCGTCACAACCGGGATGGACTACCTGGCGGACCGGATCGGGTCCAGGGCCATCGGCGCCAACTCCACGATGACCCACTGCGCGATCGGGACGTCCACCACTGTGGCCACAATCAACCAGACCACCCTGCCTGGGGAGGTCCTCCGCCGGCTCTTCGACTCCACCTCCCGCGCCGGCAACATCTGGATCACGGTCAACACCTTCGGGGGCGGGTCCGATGGGATCACTTCCGTCGTGATCGCCGAGGCGGGGGTCTTCAACGCCTCCGGGTCGGGGACCGGCGTGATGATGCAGCGGGCCGCGCTCTCCACCGTGGTCTTGGCCAACTCGGACTTCCTGAAGCTGCAGGTGGAGACGACCGTCGGCAGCCGATAGAACCGAACCGCACTGGCCAAATCCTCCAGAAGTCCAAGAGGCCACGCTGTGGACCGTGGGGCAGACTAATGGCGATCGCCTTTGACGCCGACAGCAACGTAGCCGCCGGGACGGGGAACCTCTCCTGGACGCATACGCCAGTCGGAACACCCAGAGGCGTGATCGTTCTCATCGTCCAGGACGAGGCCGGAGGCGCGACAGACGACATCACTTCCGTGGAGTATGGCGGGGTTTTGATGACCCGGGCAGATGCCATTCTCCATGTGAATGGGACGGAGGACGGGTCTCTCTACGCCTACTTCCTCGGATCCGGGATTCCCACCGGGGCCCAGACGGTCCTGGTGACCGTGAGCGGGGCAACAAGCAAACGGGCAGTCGCCATCACCGTGACCGCAGCGGCGGACACGGCGGTTGAGGACACAGCCACTCTGGACTCCGCTTCAGATAGCGCCCCCGATGTGGATCTGATCACGGGGGCTGGCGTGGAATGTTTCATCGCTGGTGCGATGCACAGCGGCGAGAACAACCCTGCCAACATAGACGACGGAGCCGACTATACGACGATCCTGGAGCACGACTTCGGCAACGCTTCCTGCAATTGGTGCCGCCGGACCAGTAATTCGACCGGCGGTACCGTAAACATCAACTGGACCAATTCGGTCAACGAGGCTGGCGTCGTCGCCATCGCGGTGAAGGAAGCTGGGGCGGCAACGGTGACGCGCCTGATCCAGGACGCCCTGCTTCTCTCGGAACAAGCGCGGCAGCTGGCGGACCGGCCCCGGAAGATCCTGGACACGCTTCTCCTCTCGGACGCCCAACGGAGGACCGTCGACGTCGCTCGGCTCATCGCGGACGCGCTCCTCCTCTCCGACGCTTTCACCGCCGAGAAGATATTCGGGGGCGTCTTCGCGCGCCTGATCCAGGACGCGCTCCTCCTCTCCGACCTCTTCACGCAAAAGAGTCCCCTCACAGCCGCGGAAGGTTTCAGCGACAACTTCAACGACAACTCCCGGGACGTGGCCAAGTGGAACGAGAACGGGACCATCTGGTACCAGGGGACCTTCAATCCCGCACACGCCGTCGCCGAAACTAACCAGCAGGTGCGGATCACGCTCTCGGGCACGGAGATCGGCTTCAACGGGTACAGTTCCGTCGGCCTCTACAACCTGACAGGCAGCCATGTGCGCGTCGAAGTCGTGGAGACAGGCCGCCGCGCCGCAACAGGCGCCGACTCGATCCAGACCGTGCTCCTCCTGGGGACGAGCACCACCCTTTACGCAGCCATCTATGTCTTGGGCCAGATCATCGCCTTCGAGCGCGGGAACCCCTTTACGGTTACGACCTTAGCGTTCGATCCCGCGATCCATCACCATTGGCGGATCCGGCACGACACGGGGGATGACACCCTCCGGTTCGAGACGTCGCTCGATGGGGTGACCTGGACGCAGCGAAAGACCGCTGCGAGGACATTCGACATCACCGCCATCCGATTCGAGATCATCGCCGGCGTCGCACTTGACGTCACGGCCAACCCGGGCGCTCCGTTCTTCGACAACTTCAACACCACGGCAAGCCAGGTCTACCCTCGGCCCGTGGCGGACCGGCTGCTCCTGGAAGACCTCTTTACCGCGACGTTCGTCTCCGAGGCCGCCGTCGTCCACTTTCGCCTCGTCCAGGACGGAATTCTAATGGCGGACGCCCCCCAACAGGACCGGCATCTTCACCTCCGGGAGCCTCTGCTCCTAAGCGACCAGCTTCGCCAGGAGGCGGCCCGGGTCCGGGCCATCCTGGACGCCATGCTCGTGAGCGACCAGACCCGCCAGCAGGCCGACCGGGCCGCGAGCATCCTCGACCGGCTGCTCCTCGCCGACCAGACCCTCCAGCAGGCGGAACGGCAGGCCCGGCTCCAGGACGCCCTGCTCCTTTCGGATGCCCAGCGTCGGGTCGTAGATACGGCGCGCCTGTTGGCGGAGACGGTGCTTGTCAGCGACGCCAGCGTGGTCACGGCAGACCGGCGCCGCCAGATCCTGGATGCGCTCCTCCTCTCGGATCTTTTCACGGCCGAACGGATCAGCGAGGGCGCGGCCCAGGTGATCACCCGGCTGGTCCAGGACGCCCTGCTGCTCACAGACGTCTACCGACGGGAGCAGGAGATGGTGGTGCGGGTCTCGGCGGGTCTGGCAGACACCTACCTCCTGGACCGACACCTTCACCTCCGGGAGCAGGTGGAGCTCCTGGGGGAGATCAGCAAGGAGGCGCTCCGGCTACGGGCGATCGCGGACCTGATCAGCACCATGGACACGACTGCTGCCACGGCGGTCAGAATGCGTCTGATCGCGGATGTCGTCCCCCTGGCAGACGCGGTGCGGAAGGTCCAGGAGATGATCGTCCGGGCGCCGATCTCCCTGGTCGACTCGGTGATCGCCACGCTGTTCGAGACCATCATTCGGATCCTGACGGGGATCAGGATCGCACTGGTGGACCCGCTGGGTCGCAATCACGACGTCCGCTTCCGGGATCCCCTCGGCCGGGCCACTGGGGACCGGACCCAAACCCCCTTCGTCCGCACCATCGGGTGGAGGAACCAGCCATGATGCCGACGTTCGAGCAGGGGGACACGATCCAGTTCACGTGGGAGTCGCTGGTCGCTCCGGACGCCGCGCCGGCCTTCTCCATCACGGAACCCTTCTCCAAGACCGTCATACAGACCGGGACGGCGCTGGCGAGCGGTAGCCTGGCGTTCTACGGGCTCTTCACCATGCCCCAGTCCCTCGGCGTGTATCTCTACGAATTCGCCGCCAACAAGACAATCTCGGGCAGCGTATACCCTTTCGTGGATCGAGGCACCTTCCGGGTCGAGAAGACCAGGCTGCCGTAGGGGGAAGCGATGCCGCCAGACTACGGGACCGTCGGGGGCGTCTTCGAGCTCTACCCGAGGATCGGCTCCATCAGCATCATCACCAGCGTGCTGGTGGAGAGCTACCTCGGAAGATCCGAGGCGAGGATCAACGCTCTCCTCTCCGGGCGGTACACGGTCCCGGTGTCGGGAAAGCCGCCGATCCTGAAGGACGCCACGGAGACCCTCGCCGTCGCTCGGCTCCTCAAGCGGTTCTTCTCCCAGGAGAAGGAGAACACCAGCGAGTGGGTGCAGGGTTGGTTCGACGAGGTCACGGACATGCTCGAACCGATCGTGAGCGGTTCGGGGACCCTGACCGCTTCGGACGGGACGCGGCTCGAGGCGAACCTGATCACCACGACCCCGTGGTCATCCACGGACCTCTATCGGCCGACCTTCGGCGTGCGGGACCTCGTGCAGACGCGGATCGACCCGGATCGGGAGCGGGACGAGGAAGACAAGGACGTCTTCCGGTAGGAGGAGCGGTGGCGGGCCTAGCGGTCGAACTCCGGGGGTTGCGGATCCTCTCGCTGAAATTGCAGCGGGCGGCGAACCGGATCGGGAACTTCGGGGAACTCCACCGCCGGGTGGGAATCAGGATGCTGGCCTGGATCCACCAGAACTTCCGGGTCAGCGGCCTCGAGCGGCCCTGGGCGCCGCTGGCCCCGAACACCATCCTCGCCCGGCGGCTCGGGGGCGGCCGCGGGGGGGCCCGTCCGCTCCGCAACACGGGGGGCCTCGAGGGCAGCTTCAGCTACACGGCGACAGACACCGAGGCCGTGGTCGGCGCGCCCGGGGATCTCGCGCGCTGGCACCATCGAGGCGTGCGGCCCTTCGGCCCGATCCGGCCCCGGACGAAGAAGGCCCTGGCCTTCGTGGCCGTGGGGGGCGGGATCAAGAAGCCCGGGACGACGCGCCGGCTCCTGCGGGCCGAAAAGACGCAGCGCAAGTTCACCGACTTCCGGCTGGCCGGCCGGTCCAAGAAGGACTTCGCCCGACTGCCCTTCGTGGTCGTGAGCCAGGTAAAGCGTCACCCGGGGATCCCCGCACGGCCGCTCGTCCCGAGCGATCGGGCCGCCCTGGGGATCGCCCTCCAGGTGGGGCGCGCGTGGGTACGAGAGCACCTCCAGGAGCTGGGGGGGACATGAAACAACGCCATTCCTTTGCCGAAAGAATGCCAAAACAATCGGGGTAGCCCGTGGCGCGCATCGATTATTTCGCCATCGAGCAGGAGATCCAGAGGGTCCTCAAGGAGGACGCGACCCTCGTGGGCGCCGGGGTGGTCCATGTGGTCGTCGAGGAGGACGTCGTCACGAGCCCGGAGATGTGCCCCTGGGTCGGCGTCTACATCGCCGACCGGGAAAGCTCCGGCAGCCCGATCACGGCGGGGCAGCAGCAGCGGTTCAAGGTTCGGTACGAGGTCTGGTGCTACGACCACGCCCTGGAGGTCCCCGAGGCCTCCAGGCTCCGGGACGACCTCATCGGAAAGGTCGAGGTGGCCCTACTCAAGAAGCCGACCCTGAACGGAAAGGTCACCACGATGATGATCACCGGCGGGACCTTCGACAGCGGACGGGTGGACGCCGGCTTCCTGATGGGGGGGTCCATCGTGCTGGAGATCGAAAAGAAGGCGACGATCATATAGGAGCCCGTGTGGAATCGCCGAGGGGAGGGAACCACGGGGAGGGTCCCGGCCGAGCTACAGGCCACGGTCGCCCGGCTCCGGGAGGAGGTCCAGGCCATGCGCGCCCTGGTGGACCAGCTCCTGGCTTGGGTCCGCTCTTGCCCGAATTGCCAGGCCGTGCTACGGAAGGAGGACCCGAGCAAGCCCTGGCGCTGTCCGTGCGGCTGGACCTCGGGGTGAGGTGGCCGCTGTAACCGAGTGAAAGAGGGGATCCCGAGGGGGAGGTCCCGAGGCCCGTCCCGTCATGCCCGGCGTGGCTAGAGGGATCGTCGCATGGGTACTGGTGCTCTGGCACACCTGGCCATCTCGCGGCAGAACAGCTTCGGGACGGCCACCGGCTCCTGGTTCTTCGCCCCCTTCGTGTCCGAGTCCCTGATCCACGCCATCGACCTGATCGCCAAGGAGGGGATCCGGGCCAGCCTCGTCGAGCCCGGGATCCTCCAGGGGATGGAGCGCGCCGAGGGCGACATCGTCCTCGAGCCGCACCCGCTGGAGATCGGCCACTTCCTGCGTGGCGTCTTCGGCCAGGCGAGCTCGTCCGTCCTGGGATCGGTCGCCGCCCTCAACAACTTCACCCACACCTTCGATTTCCGGCTCGCGGACTTCGATAGCAAGACGCCGCTCCCGCCCTACACGCTGGAGATCTACCGCTCCGTCGAGGAGGCCTTTCAGTTCGCCGACACGATCTTCCCCCGGATGGAGCTCATCGTCGAGCACAACGCCCTGGTGCGAGCGACCTTCGGGGCGCTCACCCGGACGGTCTCGCTGAAGATCAAGGAGACCGCCGTCTACCGACAGGCGGACGAGTGGAGCTGGGCGGTCGCCTCCCTGGGGATCGGGGGCGTGGCCGTGGACGTCGTCGAGAGCCTCACGATCGCGGTGGAGAACCCCACGGAGGGGATCGGGATCCTGAACGCCAGCCGCCGGTGGGCCCGCTTCGGCCGGACCGGCTTCCCGAACGTCCGGCTCTCCGGGACCATCGACCTGGCCGACCTGAGCGAGTACGACACGATGGTGGCCGGCACAGAGCGCCGGCTCGTCCTGCACCTGGCCCCGATGGTCCAGTCCGGGCCCTACCTCACGGTGGACATCCCCGCCTTCCGCTACGAGGGGTTCCCCGTGGCGATCGGGGGCCCGGGTCGGGTGACCGTGGACTTCACAGGTCGGGGGCCCCTGCACCAGGGCTCCAATACGGCCATCCGGATCAGCCTGGTCAACACCGTCGCCAACTACCAGTAGCGGAGGGAGGTCCCCATGGGGGATAACGGCCTCGTGGTTCCGAAGCAGTACCGGCACAGGGGCACCCGGATCATCCCGCTGCCCGCCCTCTCGGCCGCCGAGGGCCGCCCGGCTTTCGCGCAGATCCGGGCCCTGCGGGGGCGGCAGTTTTACCTCCTTGTCCAGCGGCCCGGGTTCAAGGGGTTCAAGAAGCCGAAGGAGGCGACCGAGGAGGAACTGGCCAAGCTCGGGGTGGAGGCCAGCGACCACTCCCGGGCGATCGTGCTGCCCGGGACGGTCCGCGTGCTCATGCCCGGCGAGCCGTTCGAGGCGTACCAGGTGGTGGACAAGCCCGCCGGGGAGCACGAGCCGGAGGAGATCTCCGTAGACGCCCTGGAGCTGGACTTCCCGGCCCTGGGCACGGCCATCATGGAGCTGTCCGTCCCGAGGGGCGCCGAGGCGGGCGCCCCGCCGGGGTTTCCTGGCGGCGGAGCGGGAGTCGCTGGCGATCCTGGACCAGCTGGGGAGGCGGTACGGGCGCCGGCCCAGTGAGCTCGCCCGCGGGACCCTGGCGGACGTCGCCTTCGACTACAGGGCAGCCGCAGCTGGCGACAAGAAGCGGCCCAAGCTGAGGTAGCGGATGGCCGAAAACACCGTTGAGGCCGTCATCCGGATGCGGGACCTGGCCAGCCAGGCCATGCTCCAGATGAACAAGAGCCTCGAATTGCTGGACGAGGCATCGAAGGGCGCGGATCGGGGGTTGCAGCGGGTCGAGAAGGCTGCATCCACGACGCGCGGCACGATCTCCGTCCTGACCCGGACGACGCGCTTCGCCGCCATCGGCCTGATCAGCGAGCTCGACCCCGCGATCGGCCAGGTGGTCGCCCGCATGACCAGCCTCGGGGCGGTGGCCAGCGCCACGGGGAGCCTCATCAAGGGCGGCCTCATCGTGGGGGGGATCACCCTGGTCGTCGGCGCACTGAGCAACTGGGTCCAGGCGACGAACCGACAGATCGACTTCCAGCTGAAGCTGAACCAGACCTTCGCCGACTTCAACGTCCAGGGCGCGGCCACGCAGATCCGCGAGCTCAACATCGCCATGGACGAGTTTCGCGCCAAGACCACGACCGGCCTCGGGCCAGTGATCCAGTTCTGGAAGGACCTTTTCAATCGGGTCACGACCGGCCGGACCCAGCAGGAAGAATTGAACGACCAGCTCGCCCGGACCCAGCAGCGCTTCGAGCAGATGCGCGTGCGCGAGTTCGCCCAGCAGATGGCCGAACTGACACTCCGGACGGAGCAGGCTCGGGAGGCGACGGACCGCCGGAACCTGAGCGAAGCGGTCTCGGTGGAACGGGTCGCGCAGGTCGGCCAGGCCATGCAGAAGCGCCTGGACCGGGAGCGCGAGCTCTCCCTCGGGATCGTGGAGGAGGAGCGGAAGACGGCCCGTCAGCGGGCGGTGGCCGCCGGCCAGCTGGGGCCGGAACTGGACAGGATCGAGCGGGAGGCGGCGTCGAAGCGGCTCCTGGTCCTGGTGCAATTCGGCGAGAGGGCGATCCAACTGGAGAGGACCATCCGCGACGCCCGCGCCAAGGCCCAGGAGGGCCTGGTCGACCTCATCGTCGAAGGGCAGGAGGCCGCCGCAGCGGGGCAGCTCTCCGCCCTGGTGGCCCTGGGCGAAAAGAGCGAGGCCCTCCGGCAGATCGAGGTCCAGGGCCAGCAGCAACTCAGCGAGGACATCGTGGATGCCTGGGAAGCCGCCCAGAAGGGCGCCCTGGATGCGATGGAGTCCATGGCAGCCCAGGCCGGGGACTCCACGGCCCGGACCAAGGACCTCTTCACGGACGCCGGCCAAAGCATCAAGGGGACCTTGGCCGATGCCCTCGAAGGCTTCGCCACCGGGAAGTTTAGGGGGTTCGAGAGCCTCTGGCAGAGCCTCTGGCAGAACCTGGTCTCGATCACGTCCGACGCCGCCGCGCAGATGCTGCTCTTCGGGAGCGAGGGATTCGGGGGCGCCGGCAACGTCCCTGGCGGTGGAATCTTCGGGCTTCTCCAGGGCCTCCCGGCCCTCTTCGGCTTCCAGAAGGGCGGCCTGGTATCCAAACCCACGGCGGCGCTGCTCCACCCCGGCGAGCGCGTGATCCCCGCGGGCGAGGCGGGCGGTGGCATGGGTGGTGTGACGGTGATCAACCTCTCGGACCCGGAGAAGCTGGCCGGCATCGTGGCCCAGGAGACGAGCAAGGGGCGGGAGATCGTGGTGAACGACGTCATCCAGGGCATGCGGAGCAACCGCGGCATCCGGCGCGGGGTCCAGCGCTTCGGGCGGTAGGGGGAGGGCATGGGGTACGTCGGCCTGGTCCCCGGATCGGCCTGGGTGTGGCCGCCGGCCGCCGCCACGCTCACCGACATCTACCGGACCCTGATCACGGAGTTCGAGAACGGCGCGGAGCAGCGGAGAAGCAAGTGGGCGAAGCCCAAGACCATGGTCAACTTCCGGTTCGACCGGGGCAGCCTGACCATGGACGACATGACCGACATCTGGCGCTTCTACAAGGCCCAGGCCGGGGCCTTCCGGACCTTCGACCTCCCGACCTTCGGGAGGATCACGACAATCGAGTCCCGGTACCCTGGGAGCGGGACCCTGGTCGGTCTCGCCGACACCCAGGATCTCACGACGAACGCCGGCTCGCGGTGGAACAAGCTCTGGCTGGAGAACTTCGGCGGCGCGCACGAACTCTTCGTGGTGACCTCCATCGTCAACACGACCACGATCCACGTTCGCAGTGGCTCGGCCCAGGGGACGGTCTTTGAGGTCACCAACCCGGTCTACCCAGTCATCAAGGCCCGCTTCGCCCAGGACATCTACAGCCCGGAGTACCTGATGGCGCTGATGACCACGATCGGGATCGAGTTCACGGAGGTCCGGAGCTGAAGGTCTATGCGTTCGACGTGGACGAGACCCTCGAACTCTCCGGCGGGCCCATCCGCCTGTCGGAGCTGGCGGTGCTACGCGCCCAGGGGCACATCGTCGGCCTGTGCGGGAACTGGGCCGTCGTAACCCGGCACGTCCCCTTCTGGCCCCTCTTCCTCTGCTTCTTCAACGCCGCCGCCGAGAAAGCCGCCTTCCTCGAACAGGTCCGCCTCCACGTCCCCGCGGAGGAGTACATCATGGTGGGCAACATCCAGGGCGTGAGCGGCGCCTCGGATGACCAGGGCGCCGCGGCCCGGGCCGGCTGGCGCTTCATCCAAGAGCGCGACTTCGCCGCGGGGGTGCGATGACCCGGGAGATCCCGACCAGCCTCGCCTCGAAGGTGGCGGCCGAGGAGAACCGGCCGCTCGAGCTGTACGAGGTCTTCCTGGACACGGAGACCCTGTTCCTCGCCCAGGCGGAGGATCACGTCGTCTTCGGGATCCAGACCTACACGGCGGCCGGCATTTCCCGGGCCCCGGTCCGGACCTCCCTCGAGCTGGAGGTGGACGAGTGCGAGGTCCGGATCGACAACGTGGACCTGGCCTTCTCCAAGCGCGCCATCGCCACCGACTTCATCGGCCGCCAGGTGGTGGTCAAGAAGGTCGACCGGGACGCCCTGGGATCCTCGACCACCTTCCTCACCGTGTTCGACGGCCGGATGGACGAGCCGGTGCTCGACCAGAAGACCCTGAGCGTCAAGGTCCGGAGTTGGCTGGATGCCCTGCACCACGTCGTGCCGCGCCGGGTCTTCTCCACGCTCTGCAACTACCAGCACTACGACGCCTCCTGCGCGGTGAGCCGCACCCTCGGGACCAACCTTGTCACGGGGACCGCGATCGGCTCCTCCACGGACTCGGTGCTCGTGGCGGCCGTGCTGAGCGGATACGCCAGCGCCTACTGGGGGCCGATCGGGACGCTGAAGTTCCACGCAGGCTCAAACGCGAACGTGGGGCGGGAAGTGATCGCGTCCGACCAGGGATCGAACAGCGTGGACGTCCGGATCCCCTTCCCGTTCTCCATCCACTCGGGGGACGTCTTCAGCCTGACCCGAGGCTGCCGGAAAACGCTCGCCGACTGCATGAGCAAGTACGACAACTTCCTGAACTACGGGGGCTTCCCGACCACGCCGAAGCACCCGCTCCTCTAGGGAGGGGGCATGACCCGGCAGGAGTTCGACGCGAAGATCCTGGAGGTGGCGAAGTCGTGGGTCGGTGCGCCCTTCCTCCACAACGGGAGGACCCGGAGCCAGGGGGTGGATTGCCTGGGGCTGCTCGTCTGCGTGCTCCGGGACGCCGGGATCGAGGGGGTCCAGGATGGGGACGGGAAGGTCTACCGGGCGGACTGGTTCGTGCATACCCCCGAGGCGCGCTACCTCTCCGGCCTCCTGGAGAATGGGATCCCCGTGCCCGGGGGGCCGTGGCTCCCGGGGGACGTCCTCTACTTCAGCACGGGGCTCCTCTCCCCCGGCAAGTCCGAGGCGGTGACCCACGGGGGACTCTGGCTCGGGAACGGGAGCTTCATCCACGCAGTCAATGGGCACCGGGTGGCGATCGCGGACATCGGGCAGCGCGCCTGGGCGAAGACCTTTTCCGGCGCCATCCGGGTCAAGGCCGTGATGGACACCCTCGGAGAGCCGTACCCCTAGTGGTCCCCGGTAGGCTTCCGTGACTATCGGCCAGGCCGTCGGCGGCGCAGTCGGCGCGGTCGGCGGGTTCTTCCTCGGGAACCCCCTCATCGGCTTCCAGATCGGCATGGGGATCGGGAGCTTTATCGACCCACCCAGCGCCGAGGAGCCGAACCAGTCCCTCCAGACCCAGGACCTCCAGTTCAACGTCTTCACCCGCAACCTCCCCGTCCCGATCGTCTACGGGACCTGCCGCGTCGCCGGGAACATCCTCTGGATCGGGAACACCTTCACCGAGATCGTCGAGCGCGTGGCGACGGAGGGGGG